GCAGTTTATTATAACTGTAAAAAAGAAAAAGCCATTTTAACAAGAGAATGGAAAGGATTAAATTTTAAAAAACAATTAACAACTATATGATATATAAATTAAATTATACAGACAAAGAAACTGCAATTGCTGATTTATTAGCCAAAGGAGTTTATGTAGAAACTACATTTCAAGATGTTACTTCATTATCTTATGGACAAGGCGTTCAAGCGGTTGTTGAGATTGGTAAAATCGTAAAAGTACAAGGTACTTATGATGAAGACTTCAATGTTATTACAGAACCAATATATTATGATGGATATGCCTATGATGTGATGTGTGAGCAAGAGATTGTTTTTGAAAGTGAAATATTCCCGGTTGATTGTAAACATAGTTTTATGGGATATGCTCAAAATGCTGATGGGAATATACCTGAAACATTAAATATAGTAAATTAAAATGGCAAAAGTTAAACAACAAGAGAGTGCATATCAGCCTAAGCCTAAAAAAACAGGTGTGGCTGCTAAAACAAAAACGAGTACGTTAAAATCAAGTAAGAACTACGTGAAAACGTACAAAGGACAAGGAAGATAATGAAATACATAAACTACATAGTGTCATCATTGATACTTCTATTTGTACCAATTTACGGATTATTAATAGCTGTGGGCGCGGCAATAATTCTTGATACATTCACAGGTATTTTTAAAAGTGTAAAACTTAGAGGTTGGAGCAGTATAAGAAGTAGAGTTTTATCAAATATAATTTCAAAAATGGCATTATATGAAGTTTGCATTTTATTTTTATTTGTAATAGATAAGTTTTTGCTTAATGAGTTTATATTTCATTGGTTTGGATTTACATTTATGTTTACAAAAATATGTGCAATACTTTTAATTTTTATAGAGTTGGTTTCAATAAAAGAAAATATTGAAGAGACTTTTAATGTAGATATTTGGAAGCTACTTAAAAAAGCATTCCTAAGAGCAAAAGAAATTAAAGCAAATGTAAACGATATTGCGTAATGAAAATAACAGTTAAAAGATTGCATAGAACAGAACACTCTACAATAGGAGAATTATCTATTGATGGTAAGTTTGAGTGTTATACTCTTGAGGATAAAGAACGCGATGTGAAAATTAAATCAGAAACAGCTATCCCTAAAGGAGAGTATAAGGTAATAATAAATCAGTCAAATAGATTTAAAAGACTTCTTCCTTTATTGTTAAACGTTCCAAATTTTGAGGGAGTTCGTGTCCACAGCGGGAACTCAAATCACGACACAGAGGGTTGTATTTTAGTTGGAACAACAAGAACTCTCGATTATATTGGAAACTCTCGATTAGCTTTTCAGAAACTATTTAAAAAAATGCAATTAGCAAAAAATATAACTTTAACAATCGAGTAATGAAAAAAATACTAATACTTTGTTTTTTAATACTAACTTCTTGTGCTGCAAGAAAAGTAAACGTAGATAAAGTAGATTCAGTAGTAAAATCAGATAGCACCTCAGTTACTAAACAAGAGGTAATTACTACCCAAGATAATCACGTTAGTATTGTAACTAATACTGATGAATTAGAGATAACACCAATCGATACTGCAAAGGTTATTGAAGTTGATGGTAAGAAGTACAAAAATGCAAAGCTTAGATACAAAAAAACAAAAAAGGTCTTAGTAGATACCACTAAAATAAAAGTGTCTGAAAAGACCTCTATTAAGGTTGAAGTAAAAAAAGACGCTAAAGTAAAAGCATTTAAAAAAGAAATTGATAAAGAAGCGAACTACTCAATTTATTTTTGGTGGCTTTTAATTCTATTGCTTATTGCCTTGGGATTTTATACTTACAAAAGAATCAACAGAACTTTATTTTAAAATTTATATCTTTGTATAATTAATAATCAAATTAAAATCAAATTAAAATGTCAAAAGAACAAGTAACGCAGGAAGAATTAGTAAAAATTCAAGAATTAAACTCAGAGTTTAATAAAGCAAAAATGGCTATTGGAGATGTTGAATTACAAAAACAACAAATCTTACGTCACATCGAAGAGTTAAAGATTCAATTCTCAGCACACGAACAATTACTAATTGATAAGTATGGTGTAGATGCAGTAATTAACATTCAAACAGGAGAAGTAACACATAAAACAGAATAATTATGACACCGGGAAAATTTATCGGAACATTGTTCCAATCAAGAGATGCAATGCACATCGCACACCTTCAAACAACTTCGTTTGCAGAGCACAAAGCATTGAACGCTTATTATGATGGTATCCTTGATTTAACTGACAAGTTTACTGAAGCATACTTTGGTAGAAACAAAAGAGTCGAGATAATTATTCCTGAGTCAAAAAACACAGATGCTACTTCTCATTTAAAAGAACTACGTTCAACTTTAGATAGCGAAAGAAATAACTATCCATCTGAATTGCAAAACATTATTGATGAGATGATTGCATTAACAGACAAGATTCTATACTTGTTAACTTTAAACTAAAATAAGAAATGGCAAAGATTAGTACATACCCTCAACCAACACCTCCAAGTTTATCTGACTATGTTATTGGAACAGACATTAGTGATGGATTAGCTACAAAGAATTTTCTTTTGTCAGACATCATATCTTTAACCGGTTCATCTGTTTACGTTCCTTATACCGGAGCAACGACAAATGTGGTTTTGGGAACAAATTCTTTAAGTGGTTTTGATATTATAGCAACTAATAGTTTAAATACAAATGGGCCGTTAAGAGTTTCATCAAATGCAGGAACATCAGGTCAAATTTTAACTTCAAGTGGTTCTTCAAGCGCTCCTTCTTGGCAAAATAATTATTATGCTTATGGACTTTTTGCTCAAACAACAAAAAGCGGAATTGTAACATTTTCTACAGGAGAACAAAGTTTAATTGGAACAGGAGTAGGAACTCTGACAGTTCCTCCAAACGGATTTAAAGTCGGAGATAGTTTTGCTTTAAAATTGTGTGGACCTATTAGTTCAGGAAATAATCAAGGTTTAAGAATCACGGTTAAAACTAATGCAATAATATTAATAGATACAGGCACTATAACTATGCCAAGTACTACGAGTAAAACATTTGAACTTATTTTAGATTTTACAGTTACGAAATTAGGAATAAATGGAATAGCAGAAATATTTGCAAATGGATTGTTTAGTTACAATAAAGACGCATCAAATGCAATTGAGGGAATAAATATAGGATTGATAAACAATACTACGTTTAATACTGAAATAGCTAATTCGTTAGGAATTACTGCTCAATGGATAGGAACTAATCCTTTAAATGCAATACAATCTCAAAATTTAACTCTTACTAAAATATATTAGAGTTTTAGTTTAAATCAAATCAAATGGATATTAGAAAAATATCAATCGGACCTGACTATAAAAGTGGCGCAATGCACTACATAGTAGGTCAAAAAATACTTGGAGATTCAAACGAGATTCATCATATTAAACGACAAGCTGAAACGGGAAACGTATTAATTTACATTATTAATAAAAAAGAAGAGGTAGTTCTGTGGAAAGAGTTTACCTTTACCATTCCAATTTCAATCGAATTTAATATAGACTTTTAATGAAATCTCCATTCTACTTCATAGTAAAGCCTATGAATGGAAAGCGATACGATAATACAAAAGACATAGGAGGAATTGACTTTATCGTCAGTACCTCAGAAGAGGACCACAAGTTCTCTAATAGATATGCAGAAGTTATCGAGCTTCCCGTAGGCTACACCGGACCTATCTCAATAGGAGATACACTTCTTGTGCATCATAATGCTTTTAAGTATTATAACGATATGAGAGGTCGTCAAAAAAGCGGCAAGAGTTTTTTTAAAGATGACTTATTCTTTATAGAGACAGACCAATTCTTTTTATACAAAAAAGGTTCTACTTGGAATGCTTATGATAAGTATTGCTTTGTTAGACCAATTCCTGCTACAGAGTATTATATAAAAAAATCATTTAGCGAAGAACCGTTAATGGGGCAGATGGTTTATCCAAATGAATACCTTACAAGTAAAGGAATCAAAGAAGGGGATTTTGTTTGTTTTACTCCCGATAGTGAATACGAATTTACTGTTGATGGAGAAAAACTATACCGTATGTATGACCACCAAATAACAATAAAGCTATGATAAATATTGTAGATGATTTTTTGGAAGAAGATATTTATAATTCCATTTATAATGGTTTAGCAAGTAATCAGTTTCAAGAAGTTGAAGTTGGAGATAAAAAGTTTTGGGTTCAATATAGTAATAAAGAATTTGATAATTTTATTATTGAAAAATTAAGCGATATAGACAAAACTAAAAGAGAATGTTTATTAGGCTTCTTTAGAGTAGCAACTGAGGAGTTCGATACTGATTGGAGAATCCACGCAGACTCAAAAGTAGGCGATATTAGACCCGAAAGAGCACTCGTGCTATATATATCTCCATCTACAAAAGAAGGTCTTCACGGAACCGCTTTTTGGAGACATAAAGATGTAGGCTATGAGATGCCTTTAGATGTTTCCAATGAAGAAGCTGATAGATTTCTTTCAGATGAAGCAAACAACTTAGATAATTGGGATTTACATTCTGTAGTGGGATATAGACCAAATCGTGCTCTTATGTATCCTTCTAATTACTTTCATAGTAAATATCCAAACACAGGTTGGAAAGAGGGGCGTATGGTATATGTAATGTTTTATAGATAACGATATGACAGCTAAAGAAACAAAATTAAAAATTATTGCTGCCGGTCATAAGGCAGTATTGGAACTTATAAAAGTAGCAGAAGAATCTATCTTGAATCCTGATATGGAGGGAGATGACTTGGCTGCTGATAAGTTAAAGAACGCAGCGGCTACAAAAAAATTGGCTATATTTGATGCATTCGAGATTCTTAGCAGAATAGAAGCTGAAAAAGAAAGTCTTGATATTGCCGAAAACGGAGGAAGTAAAACTGATACAAAACAAGGGTTTGCAGAAAGAAGGTCTAAATAGTTTATATACAGTAGTCAAAGGCTATATCCCATCCCATTCTATTACTAAAAAGAATGGTAATAAGTCTTGGATATATGGCTATAATGACCAATACGATGTTATCGTAATATCTAAAACAGGGCAAATAGGAGATGTTGTAAATATTGCAGGACTTCATATTGCGCTTCCACCTACTCCAAAAGATTGTATAAAAAGGAGTACTACAAAATCTGAACAACATTGGGAAAGACAACCTCTCCCAAAACAACTCTCAAGAATACAATCAATATTCCAATGGAATGAAATGCCATCTGAATTTAAGAATAGGTGGGTTGACTATATTGAAAACGAATTTGATTGTCGAGAGAATGGGGTATGGTTTATGAACAATGGAGTTCCTACATATATAACAGGTTCCCACTATATGTACCTTCAATGGGCAAGTATTGATGTCGGGTATCCTGATTTTCGTGAAGCAAATAGAATTTATTGGATTTTTTGGGAAGCGTGTAGAGCTGACCAAAGAAGTTTTGGTATGATATACTTAAAGATTAGACGTTCAGGGTTTTCTTTTATGTCGTCATCTGAATGTATCAATGTTGGAACCCTTGCAAAAGACGCGCGAATAGGTATATTATCTAAGACCGGTTCTGATGCCAAGAAGATGTTTACCGATAAGGTAGTTCCAATAAATAGCAGACTTCCATTTTTCTTCAAGCCTATTATGGATGGTATGGATAAACCAAAGACTGAATTGGCTTTCCGTGTACCGGCATCTAAGATTACAAAGAAGAATATGTATGATTCTGAAGCAGAAATCATAGAAGGGTTAGACACATCAATAGATTGGAAGAACACAGAAGATAACTCCTATGATGGAGAAAAGTTATTATTCTTGGCTCACGATGAGTCCGGTAAATGGACTAAGCCAAATAACATTAAGGAGAATTGGCGCGTAACCAAAACTTGTCTTCGATTGGGTTCTAAAATTATTGGAAAGTGTATGATGGGTTCAACCTCAAATGCATTATCTAAAGGGGGTCAAAACTACAAAGATATGTTTGAAGATTCAGCGGTTACAACTCGTAATGCAAATGGTCAAACAAAAAGCGGATTGTATGCTTTGTTTATTCCTATGGAATGGAATATGGAAGGTTTTATAGATGTGTATGGTATGCCTGTGTTTAGAACTCCTGAAGTTCCAATCACAGGAGTCGATGGTGGTATTATCAGTATGGGTGCTATTGATTATTGGGAAAATGAGGTTGATTCTCTTAAGAGCGATTCTGATGCATTAAATGAATACTACAGACAGTTTCCAAGAACAGAATCACACGCATTTAGAGATGAGAGTAAACAGTCTTTGTTTAATCTTACAAAAATATACCAACAGATTGACTACAATGATAGTTTGATAAAAGAGCACTATACTACTCGCGGTTCGTTACATTGGAGAGATGGTATGAAAGACACTAAAGTTGTTTTTACTCCTGACTCAAGAGGTAGATTCTTAGTTAGTTGGACTCCTGCAAAGCATCTTCAAAACAATGTGCATACAAAAAACGGAATGAAACACCCCGGCAATGAACACATTGGTTCATTTGGGTGTGATAGCTATGATATATCGGCAGTAGTTGGTGGCAGAGGGTCTAATGGTTCTTTGCACGGGCTTACTAAATTCAATATGGATGATGCTCCTTCAAATGAATTTTTCTTAGAGTATATCGCAAGACCTCAAACTGCTGAAATATTTTTTGAAGAAGTTCTTATGGCCTGTGTGTTTTATGGTATGCCAATTTTGATTGAGAATAATAAACCTCGATTGTTATATCATTTTAAAAATAGAGGATACAGGAACTATTGTCTAAATAGACCTGACAAACAATATAATAAATTATCAAAAACTGAACGTGAACTCGGTGGAATACCTAACTCATCTGAAGATGTAAAACAATCTCACGCATCTGCAATTGAATCTTACATAGAAAAGTATGTTGGGATAGATTTTACAGGAGATTATAGAGATGGAGGGGATATGGGAACTATGCCTTTTACACGAACATTAGAAGATTGGGCAAAGTTTGATATAAACGATAGGACAAAATTCGATGCGTCTATTAGTTCGGGATTGGCTATTATGGCTAATCAAAAGCATTTATATATGCCGGAGAAAAAAGATTCAAAAATAAGTATTAACTTCGCAAGGTATTCTAATGATGGTTCAACAAGTCAATTAATAAAATGAAAAACGTAACAATAGATATTACATCGTCAGCCTTTCCAAGTCAGTTAGCTACTGATAAGGAGAAAGCATCCCAACAATTTGGACTACAAGTTGGTCAAGCTATTCAGTATGAATGGTTCAGAAAGGATGGAAATAATTGTAGATATTATGGTCAATGGAGAGAATTTCATAGGCTAAGATTATATGCAAGAGGAGAACAATCAATTAGTAAGTATAAAAATGAATTAGCCATTGATGGCGATTTATCGTATTTAAACTTAGATTGGACACCTGTTCCTGTTATACCTAAATTTGTTGACATTGTTGTTAATGGAATGGCTGATAGATTATTCAAGGTAAAAGTATATGCACAAGATGCTATGTCTCAATCTAAGAGAAGCAAGTATCAAGATATGATTGAAGGGCAGATGATTGCCAAACCTGTTTTAAATCAAATAAAAGAAAGCACAGGATTTGATGCATTTACAATGGACCCTGAAAAACTTCCTGAAACAGATGAAGAGCTTTCTTTATTTATGCAGCTTCACTACAAACCTGCGATTGAGATTGCAGAAGAAGAAGCTATTAATACTATATTTGACGAAAATCATTATAACGATATTCGTTGGAGATTAGATTACGATGCTACAGTACTTGGTATATCCATTGCTAAACACGAATTTCTTCAAGGAACAGGAGTTAAAATATCTTACGTTGACCCTGCTAATGTTGTATATAGCTATACTGAAGACCCTCATTTTAAAGATTGTTTTTATTGGGGAGAAATTAAAACTCTTCCGATTAGCGAGTTAATGAAAATTGACCAAAGTCTTACCAAAGAAGATTTACAAGAAATAACTCAATACAGCCAAGGTTGGTATGATTATTTTAATGTAGCTCAATTCTACGAGAATAGTGTATTCTCAAGAGATACTTGTACATTGATGTACTTTAATTATAAAACCACAAAGAAAATAGTTTTCAAGAAAAAAATCCTTGAGAATGGTGGTTCACGAGTTATACCTAAAGATGATACTTTCAATCCTCCACAAGAAATGATGGAAGAAGGTAATTTTGAAAAAATAGAAAAAACTATTGATGTGTGGTATGAAGGTATTATGGTAATGGGAACTAATATTTTGTTACAATGGAAGTTGTCTGAGAATATGGTAAGACCTAAATCAGCATCGCAACACGCGCTACCTAATTACGTAGCTTGTGCGCCAAGAATGTACAAAGGAGCTATAGAGTCTTTGGTTCGTAGAATGATACCATTTGCTGACCTTATTCAAATCACTCACTTAAAATTACAACAAGTAATTAATCGTGTTGTACCTGATGGGGTATTTATTGATGCAGATGGTCTTAATGAAGTTGATTTAGGAAATGGAGCTGCTTATAATCCTGAAGACGCTTTAAGACTTTACTTTCAAACCGGTTCGGTAATTGGTAGAAGTTTCACTCAAGATGGAGATTTTAACAACGCTAAAGTTCCTATTACTCAATTAAATGCAAGTACAGGTGTAGGTAAAACTCAAATGCTTATTACTAACTATAACCACTATATGGATATGATTAGAACTGTAACCGGGCTTAATGAAGCACGAGATGGTTCTACTCCTGACCCTAACTCTTTAGTTGGTTTACAAAAATTGGCAGCTTTAAATTCAAATACCGCTACAAGACATATTCTTGAGGGCGGACTGTATATTTATCGTTCAATGGCAGAGGCCTTAACTTATAGAATTGGGGATATTTTAGAGTATTCTGATTTTAAAGATGAGTTTATTAATCAAATTGGTAGATACAATGTATCTATTTTAGGAGATATAGCGGACCTTTACATTTATGATTTTGGTATCTTTATTGAGGTTGCACCTGATGAAGAGCAAAAAGCACAACTTGAAGCTAACGTTCAAATGGCTCTACAAAAAGGAGATATTAATCTTGAAGACGCTATTGATATTCGTGAGATTAAAAATCTTAAACTTGCTAATCAATTATTAAAGATGAAGCGAATTAAGAAACAAGACCGTGAGGAACAGATGGCAATGCAAAAACAAGCAATGATGGCTCAACAGCAATTAAAGTCTCAAGAGATGGCAGGTCAAATGGCTATACAAAAAATGCAGACAGAAGTTCAGACTAAAGGTCAATTAATGCAGATGGAAGCTGAGTTCAGTATTAGAAAAGTTCAAGTTGAAGCTGAATTAAAATCTCATTTAATGGCAGAAGAGTTTATGTATAATCAAAAGCTTCACGATATGGAAATGGAAACATTAAATGGTCGTGAGCAATCTCGTGAAGATGCTAAATCTAAACGTATTAGTCAACAAAATACAGAGCAATCTAAGTTGATAAACCAACGTAAAAACAACTTACCTCCATTGAATTTTGAATCAAATGAAGATAGTTTAGATGGGTTTGATTTCGCAGAATTTGAGCCGCGTTAATAATGTCAAAAAAATTGTATAGCTTTGTAAAAAATTAAATCAAATTAAAATCAAATCAAATGGAAATGAAAGTAAGATTATTAGATGGCACAGAGGAAAAAGGAACTGCTCAAGTAGAACAAGAATTACTTGAAAAACACGAGCAACAATTTCAGAATGTTAATATACCCGGGCAAGAGCAACAGCAAGAGCAACAGCAACAGCAACAGCAAGAGCAAGAGCAACAACAAGAGCAACAACAAGAAGTTGAATTAAATGAAGAACAAGTTCTTTCATATATTGGAAAAAGATACAATAAGCAGATTAATTCATTAGATGAATTGACAGCTCAAAGGGAAGAAGTCGAGGCTTTACCTGAAGATGTTGCTGCTTATATGAAATACAAAAAAGAAACAGGCAGAGGTTTTGAGGATTTTTTGAGTCTTAAAAAAGACTTTGACTCAATGGACCCTGAAGATTTACTTGAAACTTATTTGTCAGCAACCCAAGAAGGGCTTGATGATGAAGATATTGATACATTGATGGAATCATATAGATATGATGAAGATATTGATGATGATTCAACTATTAGAAAAATAAAATTAGAAAGAAAAAAGGCTGTTGCTGAAGCAAAGAAATTTTTTAATTCTCAAAAAGAAAAATATAAAGTGCCACTTGAGTCAAGTGTTCCACTAATTTCTGATGAGGAAAAAGAAGTTTACGAAAGTTATAAGCAATATACCAAGCAAGCGAAGACAATTGAGGAAGAGAATGAAAGAAAGAGAAATTGGTTTAACCAAAAATCTGATGAAGTATTTAGCGGAGAGTTCAAAGGTTTTGACTTCAACGTTAATGACAAACGAATCACTTTCAATCCCGGAGATGCCAATGAACTTAAAAAAGCACAAGCCACACCTGCAAACTTTATAAATAAGTTTTTAGATGAGCAAGGGTTAATTAAGGATGCGGCAGGTTATCATAGGTCATTAGCTGTAGCTATGAATCCTGAGAGATTTGCAAAGTTCTTTTATGAACAAGGACAAGCAGATGCTACTGAAGGCACTATGAAGAATATTAAAAATATTCAAATGTCTGCCAACAGAGCACCTGAGATTACAAAATCAACGGAAGGAATGCAGGTAAAAGCGATGAATCCTGATTCCGGTAAAAGCCTAAAAATTCGCAGTATAAAACGAATATAAATTTTAAAAATTAATCAAAATGGCAGGTACATTATTATCAAATCCTACTTTTCAATTGCAGCCAAGTGCTGAACAAGTAGCATTGCAGACAAACTATATTACTAACTTCAACTTTTTGAATCAGTATCTTCCTGATACTTACGAAAAAGAGTTTGAGCGTTATGGTAATAGAACCATCGCATCATTCTTGAGAATGGTAGGTGCTGAGATGCCTTCTAACTCTGACCAAATCAAATGGGCAGAACAAGGTCGTCTTCACATTAAATACACTAACTGTACTACACCGGCAATTGCTACGGCTTCTACCGCTACTTTTACAGTTTCTGATTCAGGTGTTACTTACATCGCAATTAGAGTTGGACAAACTGTTATGATTCAACAAAACTCAACAGGAGTTTTCAACAAAGCAATCGTTACTGCTGTTCCTACAGCAACTACTTTTACAGTAGCTTACTACGAAGGTGGTGGTCAAGCGATTACTGCTGGTGCTCAATGTACTGTATTTATTTATGGTTCTGAGTTCAAAAAAGGAACTAACGGAATGGTTGGTTCTTTGGAAGCTGAAGATGAGTTCTACTCTAACAAGCCTATTATCATCAAAGATAAATATGCTGTTAACGGTTCTGATATGGCTCAAATCGGATGGGTTGAAGTTACTACTGAGAACGGTGCTACAGGTTACTTGTGGTATTTGAAATCAGAGCACGAAACTCGTTTACGTTTTGAAGATTATTTAGAGACTGCAATGATTGAAGCAGTTCCTGCTGCCGCAGGTTCAGGAGCTTTAGCTGCTTTAGGTGGTGTTGCAGGAGGTTCTGAAGGTATCTTCTATGTTGTAAACAATAGAGGTAACGTATGGGGTGGTGGTTCTCCAACTTCTTTAACAGAGTGGGATTCTATCGTTTCTCGTTTGGACAAACAAGGAGCTATCGAAGAAAACGTTGTGTTTGTTAACCGTGGATTGTCTTTCGACATCGACAATATGTTAGCTACATTGAACGGATATAACGGAGTAAATGCTGCGGGAGCTGCATCTTACGGTTTATTCGACAATGATGTTGATATGGCGTTAAACTTAGGATTCACAGGATTCCGTAGAGGTTACGATTTCTACAAATCTGATTGGAAATACCTAAACGACCCAACTATGAGAGGTGGTTTGTCTAACGTTGCAGCTACTGCGACAGGTACAATCACAGGACTTATGGTTCCTGCCGGTTCTACATCTGTGTATGACCAAATTATGGGTAAAAACGCTAAGAGACCTTTCTTACACGTTAGATACCGTGCTTCAGAAGCTGAAGACCGTAGATACAAAACGTGGATTACAGGTTCTGCCGGTGGTGCTCAAACATCTGACTTAGATGCAATGGAGGTTAACTTCTTGTCTGAAAGATGTGTATGTACTTTAGGTGCAAACAACTTCGTATTATTCCGTTTCGGATAATATATACTAAATCGGGGAGTGTCTTTAAAGGCACTCTCCTTTTTATATTTTAAAAATTAAATTAAATTAAATCATTATTAAAAATGGCAACAGTAGTTTCAGTAGACAAAGTCTATAAATTGACAATGGGTAATCCGCTTTCATATAGTTTAGCGGCAAGAAATCATCCGAGATTCCCACTAATGTGGTTCGATGAAAAAAAACAAGAAAATCGTGCTCTTAGATATGCGATAAATCAAAAGACTCCTTTCGAGGATGAACAAGATGGAAATGCAATACTTGAGCCAATTATGTTTGAAGATGGCTTTTTAAGCGTTCCAAGAACAAATCCTGTCCTTCAAGCGTTTTTGCATTATCATCCATTAAACGGAAGAATTTTCGTTGAAGTAGATGATGAAAAAGATGCTGCTTCAGAAGTAGAAGATTTAGATTTAGAGATTGATGCTTTAGTTGAAGCGAGAAAACTTTCTCTTGAGCAAATTGAAACTCTTACAAGAGTTATGTTTGGAAAAGACCCTTCAACAATTTCAACAGCAGAATTAAAACGAGACATATTAGTGTTTGCTAAAAATGACCCAAGAGGATTCTTGGCTACATTGAATGACCCTGAACTACAGTTTCAAGCTAAAGTTAGATTGTTCTTTGAAGAAAAATTATTAGCACTACGAAATAATGATAAAGAAGTTTGGTTTAACACGCCTACTAACAAAAAGAAAATGTTATCAGTACCATACGGAGAAGACCCTTATGATATGGTAGGTGGCTTCTTATCAAGCGATGAAGGTATTGATTCGCTTAAAATGTTAGAGGCAAATCTACCACAATAATAAATACAAGCGTATTATTTGAAAATTAGCACAGAATTATTTCTGTGCTTTTTTTTATGTATATTTGTAAAAAGATTTAAAAAATGATAAACGAAGTTAGAAATGCAGTATTATCCGTTTTAAACAAGAACAATTACGGATATATCTCTCCATCAGATTTTAATTTATTTGCAGCTAATGCACAAATGGAACTCTATGAAGAGTATTATAGCAGTTACAATAAAACTATAAATTCTGAGAACCAACGTGGCTCAGGTACTGATTATGCTGATATTGAAAGTCCTCTTGCTGAAACATTAGAGATTTTTTTACAAACAGATTATTTAGCTCATTTAGGATTAAATAGTTTCTCAGTACCTACACTTACAACTGTTGGTAACGATTCTTATTATATTCTTAAGTTATTATGTTACCCAAATAAACTTAAGAGTGGAACAAATACAACAGTAACAGCTCCTTCCCCTACGCCTTTTTTAACGGATTTAACAGCAACCTTTTTGTCTGATGGTATATCTGTAGGAGATTTTGTTGTTAATACGACCACAGGAGCAAGTGCTAATGTATTATCGTTGTCTTTATCGACAAATACTAATTTAGCTTTAACAGCAAATATATTTACAGCTACACCAAATAACTATTCAATATTAAAAGCATCAACATTAAAAGAAGCTGATAAAGTTAGTGTTGGTAAAATAACAATGTTAAATGCTTCATCTTTAACAAGTCCAACTGAATTTTATCCATCATATACTATGGAAGGACAGGCTGTTAAGATATATCCTTCTACTATAAATACAAAAGGGCAAGTTCAAGCTGTTTATTTTAGATTCCCTAAAACGCCAAAATGGACTTACGTTACATTAATTAGCGGAGAACCTGCATTTGACCAATCTCAACTTGACTACCAAGATTTTGAACTTCCAAATGAAGATGGTTATAAATTAGTAACAAAAATTCTTGAATATTGTGGTATGTCAATTCGTGAAATGGAAGTTACTCAATTTGGTATGACCCAACAAGCACACGAGCAACCTACATTTAGTGTTCAACAATAATAATAAAAATTACAAGAAATGGCATATATATCACAATATGAATATTATGACAACAACGGTAACAATCCTCAAGATGCAAATTGGGGTTCTTACCAATATGTTAGTTTAGATGATATAGTCAATAATTTTTTATTGATGTATTCAGGAAACCACTCATTAGTGAATAATGAGGAAAGGTATAAGATAATCTTTCACGCAAAACGAGCTATACAAGAGCTTAATTATGATGCGTTTAAGGAAATCAAGGTATTGGAATTAAGTGTAACTGATTCGTTAAGATATGTGCTTCCATCGGATTATGTGAATTTGGTTCGTATTTCTTTATATAAAGATGGTTGGTTAAGACCATTAACTGAGAATATTCAAATTTTATCTTCTAATGCATACTTACAAGATAATCAAGGAAATATTTTATTTGACCAAAACGGAAATGTACTTCAGCCTCAAAATTCTACAATAGATTTTGATAGACTTAGAGGAACAAAGAAAAGTATCTACCTAAATCAAGGAAACCAATTTGATGGACAATATGGTTGGAACTATGATGGGATGTGGTATTTTGATTACGGAATTGGAACTGCTTTTGGATTAAATACAGAAACTGCAAATTTTAACCCTACTTTTAAAATTGATAAAAAAGCAGGAGTTATAAATTTTGATTCAAGTATGGCAGGAGAACTTTGTATTCTTGAGTATGTATCTGATGGTATGGAAGGTGGAGATAATTCACTAATTACTGTTAATAAATTATTTGAACAATATATCTACGCAGCTATAAAATATGAGATATTAAATTCTAAATTTAATGTTCAAGAGTATGTTATAGCAAGAGCAAGAAAGGATAGAACTGCATTATTGAGAAATGCAAGAATAAGAATTAGTAACATTCATCCGGGAAGACTCTTAATGAATTTAAGAGGTATGGATAAGATAATCAAATAGTATGGCGAATTTCACAAGAAATTTTTTAGCAGGAAGAATGAATAAAATCGTTGACCAACGAGTGCTTCCTGAAAGCGAATATGTTGATGCTATGAATGTCAGAATGGGGTCAACAGAAATGTCTGAAGTAGGGGTTATTACCAACACAATGGGTAATGATTTAGCTGCTCCTGCATTAAGGTATCTTAATGGAACAGCATTAAGTACTCAAGCGAGAACAATTGGGGCTGTGGAAGATAGTGCTAATGAGACTATTTATTGGTTTGTTCACGACCCTGCGTTTTCTATTGGACCTACAGGAAAACTTGATTTAATTGTATCTATTAACGTATTAACTAATGTATTAACATATCACATCATTAGTATAAATGATGGAGGAAACGTAAATACTACATTAAATTTTAATCCTACTTATCTTATTACGGGTATCAACTTAATTGATGACCTTTTATTTTGGACAGATGATTATAATGCTCCACGAAATATAAACATAAATAGAAACTACCCTAATCCGGTAGCAAATCTTGATGTGTTGAATCCTGAATCAATTCTCGTTATAAAAAAACCACCTATTGAAGCACCTGAAGTAACTCCAATTACTACAAGTGGACAACAAAACTTTTTAGAAACAAGATTTATTTGTTTTGCTTATAGATATAAATACGTAGATGGAGAGTATTCTGCTACATCTCAATGGTCTGCACCTGCATTTGTTCCTAATCAATTTCAATTTAGCGTTAATAGTATGCTAAATGAAGGTATGACTAATTTTTGCAATACAGCAATTATAAATTTCAATTCAGGAGGACCTCTTGTAGTTGGAATTGACTTATTGTTTAAGCAGTCAGAAAATAATGTAATTAAAATTATTCAGCAATTTAATAAGGTAGATGCCGGATATGCGGATAATACCGTATATCAATATTCATTTAATAATAGTAAAATATTTACAGTACTAAATGAAGCTGAAATTTTAAGACTTTACGATAATGTTCCTCGTTACGCTAAGGCTCAGACTATTATGGGCAATAGATTGATGTTTGGAAATTACGTTGAAGGATATGATTTAATTGATAAAAATGGTCAGCCAACTAAAATTGAATACTCTACAAATTTAATTACTGAAGTTATTGGAGATACAGATTTAATTGATAGCACAGGAGATGGAATTTATAATATAGACCCTGCATCTACAGGATTGACAGTAGGAGATACTATTATTAATTTTGACTTAGGTACTTCTCCATTGGTTGAAGGTGCTGCAATATCTTTAGATGTTACAATATCTCATAAATTATGGACAGGATATGTTCCTGAGCCTGACGAAATAACGGATGGAATTACACTTCAGTTTAGCTTCTTGCTGACTCAAAACTACAGTTCTGTATATCAATTAGCAACAAGCCCTCAATTTAAAAATGCAATAGGTACTTCTTTAAATATACTTCCTGTTTCAACTACTATGTTGGGTCAAGATACGTCTTGTAATGGGGTTACATTTACTGATTCTTTCAATTGCGCATTGCCAAATAATTTAGGTTTAGCTCCTAATACATTTATAAAATATGCAAGTGGTATAAATGCTATTTCTCCTACTTTACAACCGATAAAAATAATAACTACTCCTGCAAGTACTGTAATTGGTTTACAGTTTCCATCTATGGTTTATGTTGATAATATAACTACTCCTACAAAAAAAGCGTACGAGTATTATCAAGTAACTTTTGCAAGAGTAGCTTTTCAAGAGATTGCAAATCCTCGAAGTTTACATAGCAATAGAGGATATGAAGTAGGATTGGTTTATATGGATGAGTTCAATAGAGCTACAACTGCGTTAGTTAGTACTAATAATGCAGAATTTGTTCCTTGTGGATATGCTCCAAATAAAAATAGTATTCAAGTTATAATACCTACTACTCAAAGAGCGCCTAAGTGGGCTACACGATATAAGTTTGTAATTAAACCTGATGCTGAAAGGTATGAAACAATTTATAGCAATTTATTTTTTATTAATCCTGAAACAAATGAAGCTTGGCTTTTACTTGAAGGAGAGAATATGAGAAAAGTTGAAGATGGGGATAGATTGATTGTAAAAGCAGATACTCAAGGACCTACACTTAATTGTACTTATACTACTGTTCTCGAAAAAACCGCTCAAGCGGTAGGTTTTCTTGAAATACCAACTGAAGCTGACCCAACCGTATTCCTTAATGTTCCGGCAGGTTTATATATAAAGTTGAATCCTAATAGTTTTAATTTAGTACAAACTGAAAATGCTATAATAGCTCCGGGTCAAAAACAACAATGGGCAAGTGGAGGAAACCACACTATAATGTCTTACGATATGAATATTGAAGACCCTGCAAATCCGGGTATGTATATTGATTACGATATACCTGCCGGAAGTAGAATCAATTGGTATGTAGATTGGAATAGAGGAGGCGTTGGAAGTCTTTGCGAGCCAAGAGGTTACACATTAGAAAAAGTATATACTTCTACGCAAGATTATGACAATATGTATGAATGGTTTGTTGGAGATAATATTGAACTTACAATTAATTCGGGTATTGATAAAGGAGATGGGGAAGTTAATGAGTTTGTTCCGGGATTAGGTTCTCAATTAACTGCTTATGATACAGAGATAAATTTTTGGCAATTTTATAGAAACCCAACTACTAATCAACTTACTATTAGTTGGAGTAGTACAAATAGTTGTACAGGAAGTAATTATAAGTATTCACGTAGAATTTATATCACAGCAAACATTGAAGTGTTTCGTGCAGAAAATACATTAATTTTTGAAACAGAACCTTCTGATGCCTTGCCTGATGTATTTTTTGAGAACGAACTATCATTTGCAATAGATGCAAACGGTAATCACGCAGGTAATATTCAAAATCAAAATATAGCAACAGGAACTTCTGCCATAATTGACACTATGTTCTTTAATTGTTATTCTTTTGGAAATGGAGCAGAAAGTTATAAGATACGTGATTCTATTTTAGGAAGGTCTTTTAGTTTTGGAGAAAGAGTAACTACGGTTGCTGCTCAAGATTACAAAGCTGCCGATAGATTTTCTGATATTACCTATAGTGGTATTTATAATGGAGAGTCAAATATCAATAGATTAAATGAATTTAATTCAGGACTATCTAACTTTAAACATTGTGAGGCTTCGTTTGGGGAAATACAATTATTAGATGGTAGAAATACAGATATTCTTTGTTTACAAGAGGATAAAATATCTTACGTTTTAGCGGAGAAAAACTTATTGTCAGACGCAAGTGCCGGTGGTATAATTACAGCTACTCCTGAGGTCTTAGGAACGCAAATAGCACGTACTGAAAAGTATGGTATTAGTTTTAATCCTGAGAGTTATGTTCAATGGGGATTTGATAGATTTTTTGCAGATGCAAAACGTGGAGCTGTTATTCAGTTAAAAGGTGGAGATTCTCAAAATGAACAATTAGTAGCAATATCTGAGCAAAATATGAGAACTTGGTTTAGAGATAAATTCAATTCATCATTTAATTATCAAAAACTTGGAGGTTTTGACCCTTATATGAATGAGTATGTATTGTCTATGAACGACCAAAAACTACCTTCAAACCCTCAATGTTTAGGGTGTGGTATTAGTCAAACGTTTACATTATCCATAGCAGATGAAAAATCTAAACAGGTAATATATTGCGTTGATTTAGGTCCGCTTGTAGGTATTACTGAAATAAGTTGGAATTTTACAAGCATTGAAGCGGGGTCAGGTGGTTTAAATGTATTTGTAGAATACGATGGAGTTGTAACTACTTCAGGATATACAAATGTAGCGGGAAGTTTATTTTTTAACAAAAATAACGTATCTGTAGAAACTGCAACAATTACTCTTGAGTACAATTTAGATATGGTTGTAAATGTTCTTGCAGACTGTTGTAATGCAGAGCCAATGACTATAGTTGAAGTTGTTTTAACAAACGATTCAGAATCAGGTCAAACCATACATACTCAATACAGATATGTAGATGGAACATTTATCGGACCTCTTCTTTCTAATTTAGTTTTGTTTTCAAGCGGAACAGGAAGTCCTCTTGTGTCAAGATACAATACTGTATCAGGATTTGTAGGGTCAGGCGGTTTCCCTCCTGAAGGAAGTGCTATGAGATTGTATTCAAATGCAATAGTTCCTGACAATTATGTGTTTAACATAGCTCAAGATAAATTTAGATACTTAAGAAGTAGTGTATTGTATAACAACAACGATGTTGATATTAATGCTTTATTAGGAGTTTCTACAGTTGCTACTCCTAATGCAGGTTCAGCTCCTTTGTACTATGTTGACTTTACGGTTCCTGCAAGTTCATTTGGAGAATACCTTTACTTGATTTGGGATTTAAGAGATGCAATACCTGCTGAACTATGTCAGGGAGATAATCTTAATGACGCTTGTTGCAATTGTATTCCGGGTAGTTACTATTTAAACGCATCATTCCCTACAGCAACTTCTATATTTAATGATGTTAATCTTACTGAATTTGCTCAAGATGGATTCTATTCAACAGGTGGAATTGTTAGAGAATTAGTTGATGGTGTGTTATTACCTCAGCAACCTTGTAATTCTTGTGGTGTTGAAGTATCTTTATGTTTCGGAACGAGTGCGGTTGATGTATGTTGTAGTTGTGATTTAACGTGTACAACTCCTTATAATTTTTATCAAGTAACAAATAATGAGACTTTTGATACAACTGTTTACTTTTATGAACAAAATGGAGTACTTACAAGTTTACTATTATTGGCTTCAGCAACAGATGTAGTTTATTGTTCTATTGGAACTCCTTATGCTGAAACAAGTATAACTATTACTAATATCGAATGCGATTGTGTAATATAATTTAATTAAAAATATGGCAATAAATTCAACATTCTATTTAGATGCCGCTGATTTAACTTTAGCAACAGCGGTATTTTTAGATTTATCTTTAACTCTCATAGCTCCTGATGGATTCTATGGAGATGGAACAATAACAAGACAGCAGTCAGGAGGAATACTTTTGACTGCTGAAGCTTGTGCTACCTGTGGAACTCCTTGCGGAACATCTATTAGTGGTTCAGGAGGAACAGGTGTATATACTATTAATTTAGATGTAGGAAGTACTGAAACAGGAGCTATAGTAGTTTCTATGGACCCTTCGGGCGTACCTGATGGTATGAGAATTACTTATGATGGAGTTGTATATAATAAATTATCTTCTCCTAATTGGGGCGTTAGACAAAGTTCTAATCCGGGACATTATACAATCGTAGGAAGTATAGGAGCTACATCAGGTTGTGGGTCTTGGTATCCATCAGGGGGCACAATAACTCAACCTATATTTTTATACAATCCTGCAACAACAGTTTTTGATGCTACAGGAACAAACCAAACAAATACTATAACTACAGATGATTTTTTTGTAGAATCAGGTTTGGCAGGAAATTGTGTGATGGTAATACCAAAGCTAAGTGCAACACCAAGTGCTTTGCTTATTGAGATAATAGGTCCTTGTTCAGGAACAGGTTGGTCCTTTTCAGCGGCTTGTCCGGTAGCGTTGCCAAGTTTTTTTGCCTCATCTATTCAGCCAACAAGTTCTATTCCTTGTACTACAACAATAAATCCAACACCTTTATACTTTGCAAAAGTTCATACAGCAGCAGATACTTTTGTTGGTCTTTATGACTATGTATTTATAGATGCAAATGGACAATTTCCAATAGCAAATGGATATTATTTAATAAACAATGTTGCAGTACCAAACAAAGTAATTCAAGTAGCAAACGGAGTTGTAGTAGCAATAACAAATTGTATATAATTATGAATTACACATTATCATATAGCGAAGGAGTTGCCGGTTGGGTATCTTTTTATTCTTATTATCCTGATTGGATGATTGGAATGAACAATTATTTTTACACATTTAAGGGTGGTAATATTTACAAGCATAATGTAAATGCTTCACGCAATACATTTTATCAGCCTTGGTGGACTCAGTTTGGTCAGCCTGCAAGTGCGTTTACACCAACATCTATAACAAGTGTATTTAATAACGCTGCTCTTGAAAATAAATTATTTAAAACCATTAACATAGAAGGAGATGCTCCTTGGGGCGCTACTTTACAAACTGATTTACAAATATCAGGATTTATAGACCAATCTTGGTTTGAGAAAAAAGAAGCGTCTTACTTTGCTTATGTTAGAAATAATTCAATAGGAGAATTTGCTCTTAGAAGTTTGAATGGTATAGGTAGAAGTTTTCAAGTTACAGGAGGTATTGTAATTAAATTCTCTATCAATCCATTAATATCTATAGGAAACATAATTAGTATTGGGGATTTAGTTTATTTCTTTAACCCTCCTTTGACCACGCCTTTACTTGCAGGAAAAGTAACAGCAATTACAGTTGACTATCCAAATAACTTAAATCAAATTACAATTACTACAGTAGTTCCGGGAGCTGTAACGGTTCCAATAGCTACGCAGAATGCATATTTCTTATACGTTAAAAATTCTGTAGCTGAATCTCACGGTGTTTTAGGACATTATTGTACATTTACACTTCAGAATAGTTTCAATAGTAAAATTGAATTATTTGCAGTTGAAGCTAATGTAATGAAAAGTTTCCCTTAAATTTAATATCTTTGTATCAATATGGAGTTAGAAATTAGAAATCTTAACGATAATGACTACGAAGAAATTCTCGTAGAATGGTGGAAGCAATGGAATTGGGAGCCACCTGCTAAAGACTTTTTACCTGAAGATGGTAAAGGTGGAATTATAGTTTATGATGAAAATACGCCAATTTGCGCAGGTTTTATATACGTTACAAATTCAAAAGTAGCTTGGGTAGATTGGATTATTTCTAATAAAGAGTACAGAATAAAAGATAAAAGAAGAGAGGCGATTAAATTACTGATAGAATCTCTTACCAATATTTGTAAAAACACAGGAAGTAAATATGGATATGCATTAATTAAAAATCCAAGTTTAATCCAAACTTACAAAAACCTTGGTTGGTCTAAAGGAGAAGGATACACAAGTGAAATGATTAAAATACTATAATATGGGAGTAGCAACAGCAATAGCAGTCGGTGGATTAGCTCTTTCAGCCGGTTCAACAGCAATGTCGTTTGTTCAGGCAGGAGAACAAAAATCTAAACAAAGAGCCGCAGAAGCAGCAGCGTCAGCAGCAATGGAAGAAGCTAAGAAAAAATTGTCAATAAACTATACTGATGAATTAGCGGTTAATAAAGAACCTTATGAACTCCAAAGGGAAGCTATGCTTTCTCAAGGCGCTTTAGCTATTCAGGCAGGTCAAGAATCTGAAAGAGGGGCAGCCGCTACAGCAGGCAGAGTTCAAATGGCTCAAAACGAAGCTCAAGCAGGTATAAGAACGGCTATGGGGGCTGAAATGACAGACATACAAAAACAACAAATTGCAGAACAAAGTAGATTGAGAGATTTAGGTGTTCAATTAGATTTAGGAGAAGTTGAAGGTCAACAGATGATGGCAGCTAATGCCGAACAAGCATCTGCAGCAGCTACCGCTCAAGGTATTCAAGGAATAATAGGTACCGCTAAACAAGGGTTGAATATGATGCCTTTGTATTTTAAAGATTCAGGAAGCAACAAAGTTGATTTATCAAAAGCAACTCAAACAGGTAGTAATGTAATTGGAACTGACCCTGCTTTTCAAAGTAAGGCTTCTGACAGATTTGCTAATTATACTACTCCTGAAGGTGTGAATATGACATATAACGGTACTAATTATAGTGCAGTTGGTTCTGATAGAAAATTAAAGAAAAACATAATCAAGATTGGACAATCTCCAAGTGGATTAAACGTATATTCTTTTGAATATATAAACGAAGATAAATTTGGAAAAGGTGTTTTTCAAGGGGTAATGTCTGATGAAGTACCGCAATACGCAGTAATAAAAGGAAGCGATGGATTCGACAGAGTTAACTATTCTTTATTAGATATAGAATTTAAAACAATATAAGATATGCCTGTAGGATATAAATATGTAGAACGAAATGCAGACTCTCAAATAAATTGGGCTGAAGTTGGTAGAGAAGCAAGTGGAATGCTTTTGGAAGTAAATCGTGTACGCGAAGAAAAGAAAGAAGCATACAATCAGGCTACTCGTGAGGAGATGAATAATATTATGAACTCTCCTCAAGGCGAAAACCAAGATGCCAATAACTTTATAAATAACTATGCTCACGATATGATTAATCAGATGAAGATTGATGAGGATTTATTTAAAAGAGGTATGCTAAAAGAAAGAGACTATACTTTAAAGAGACAAAACAATATGGATGGAACAAAAAGTTTGTTTGAAGTCCAAAAATTATACCAACAAAAATACAAGGAAAAAATGGATGGTGTTATGTCGGGTAAATTACAAGCGATGAACATTTTCAATATGGGTATGGTTGAAGGGTATGGAGATTTTAATAATTCAAAAGCAACTATAAATCCTGCCGATGGAACTGTGGGAATTGGTTTAATGGAGAACAAAATGATTGATGGAAAAATGGTTCGTGTTCTTTCTCAAAATATAGCCAATGTAAATGTAATTAAAGGCAAAATTATGCACGATATTCCTACGTTTGATGTTGATAAAGCAACAACCAATACAGTAGCTAATTTCGGTTCTCGTAAAGACATATTGTACAAAGCTGCTACTTTATCAGGAGCAGGAACCATTACTGAGCTTATGGGACCTGATTTCTTAGCAACATTAAAAGACCCTGTTGACCAAAAAATAGTATCAGATATGAATACAGCTATTAACGACCAAGTAGATAGTTTCTTATCTCCATATAATTTAAGTTCAGTAATGACTGAAAATTTAGGAAAATATAATGCTCAGTCTTTTACGTTTGATAAAGACGAAGCAGATAAAGACCCAAACAAAATACTTGTAAAAGTTGACCCTAATACTCAAATGACTACTCTTGATGATAAAGGTAAAAACTACGCAGCACAAAAGAAAGAAGCTGCTGATTGGGTAAAGAGAGATATATTGAGAAAGATGGACCAAGAGAGAGGCATTAAAACAACTGCTCAACTTGAATTGCAAGAATCAGCAGCAACAAAAGCTCGTGCTGCTCTAATAGGAGAACCTGCTCCTCCTTCTACAAAAGTAGGAGAAATTCTTACGTTAACTCAAAAAGATAAAAGTGGAAACAAAGTGAACGTAGGCGTATCGCAAAGAATTGAAAATTTAGTTTTTCCTGAAGGAAAAGGTATAGAAAATGTAGCAACTAATATATCATATAATAGAAAAAACGGAGCGCTTGAACTTTCAGGATATCAAATAACAGGGAAAGACTCAGAAGGAACAAAAGCAGAATCAGAAGGAATTAGTGCGTCAGAAGGTTCTACTGTTGTTAAACAAAAGAAATTTATAAAAAATGATATTACTAGTGCATCTCTTTTATCAACAATGATTTTAAAGATACCTAACCCCGAGAGACCGGGATATAATTTTTCTAGTATTAAAGAAGCAAAAAGTTATTATAAAAGACAATATGAATCTCAAACAGGCAAAAAAGAACTAGACTAAATGGAAGAATTACAAAAATTATACGATGTATTGGTTAGAGAAGGTAAATACTCTAAAAGTTTTGATGAATTTCAATCTAAATGGTCTAAAGACCAAGCATATAAAGATAAAGTTTATGACGTAGTAACAAGAGATGGCTTGTATGGAAAAGATAAAGACTCTTTCTTTCAAAAATACTCAGCTTTTGAAACTATTAAAAAAAAAAAAGATTCTTCGGAATCAAACATACCTCAGCAACCAAAAACAAATACTACGGCATCACTTGTGGCAGATGGTTCATTGGCTACGCAACCTACTAAGGAAACAGAAGAAGAAGATTACTTCACAGGAAGCTTTGGAAATGCATTAAGAGGTTTTGACAATATAGTTCCATTAGGTATTGGAGACTTTGTTGATGATATGGCTAGAAGTGTATCTTCAGGATATAGACAAGGAACTGTTGCGGAAGCTGCCGATAAATTATTATTGAAAGGACACAAAGCAACTCCTGAACAACTACAAAAATTTATTGATGCAAATAAAGATGCTCAACAAATTAAACCATCTGCTGAAATGCAGGATTACACTAAAATTTACGAAGAAGAAGGAAAGGGATTTTGGGGAGTTGTAAAAGGATTAGCTAATAATCCTAGTATAATACCTGAAGTTATGTCAAGTTCTTTAACTTCAATGGCTACAAATACTCACGCATTGACAGCGGCAGGAACTGCTATAGGAGCAGGAGCTGCTTATGGAGCGGCTACAGGAGGTGCTGCGGGTGCCACAGGAGGCTCTATAGTTCCTGTAGCGGGTACAGCAGTAGGTGGTGCAGGTGGAGCGATTGCAGGAGCTGTATCAGGAGCAGCAGCATCAATTCCGTATGCATTTGGTTTAGCAAGTACTGTCGTTGAGACAGGGGCTACCTTTGGAGAACTTTTGACAGAGGAGTTAAACGGAAAAGAGATGACAAAAGCAAGTGTAAAAGCTATTCTTGAAAGTCCTGAAAAATTACAATCAATTAGAAATAAAGCTATAGCAAGGGGTATTGTGATAGGTACTTTAGATGCGCTTACAGGTAAGTTGGCATCAGGAGTAGGTGCTAAAATATTAACAAAATCAGCTGCTAGGTCTGCCACGGGAGCAGCAGCTAAATCAGCTGTAGTTAAATCTACGGCAGCAGGAGCAGGTATAGAGGCGATAGGCGGGTCTTTTGGAGAAGCAACAGCGAGAGCAGTTACAGGTCAAGATATGGATATATCTGAAATAGCACTTGAAGGACTTGCAGAATTACCCGGTGGTGTAAGGTCAACTATTCAAGCAAGATTTGCAAAACCTTCATATAAAGTAAATGGAGAAAAAGTAACCGCAGAAGACATTGATGAATTAACAAAAACAATGACTCCTGAGCAATTGGCAACTACAAATATTGTAATAAACAATGACTACGAAGGAAGAATGTTTAGAATACAAGATAAAGTAGTTACAAATACAATTAAACAAGAAGTTAGAAAAGCTAATCCTAACTTGAATGAGCCAAGTTTGAATGCTATTACTGAATTAGAGAAAGAACTCCAAGGCTTAGAAGGAAATAAAACCCAAACAGGAAAAGATAAAGCTGCTATTCTTAGAGGAAAAATAAAAGATATTCAAGAAAACCAATTAGTAGAAGAAGTTTCTAATGAGGTTAAAGGCTCTTTTGAATTTCCTGAAGATGAAAAAATAGCTAAACTTGAAGCTGAATTAGAGACAATCACAGATGATAATAATCCAAGGATTGCTGAGATAGATGCTGAGATAAGTGAATTAGAAACCCTTAAAACTAAACAAGATGCCGTTCAAGAGCAAAGCACAACAGAGATTCCTGTTCAGTCAGAAACCGGAGTTAGCGAAACGATGGAGGAAGGAAAACCCGAATCAAAACCTGAAGTCATTACCGAGCAAGGTGCGCAAGAAGAAGTAATTGAACCATTAAAAGATGTAGAAAATACAACCAAAGCATTAATAAACGATATTGTTTTAAAAGATAATTTTGATGGAAGCGAAAATCAAAAAAAGTTTTTTAAAGCAAATGATTTAGTTCCTGATGGAATTTACTCGGAAACAACACCTAAATCCCCATCTGAAGCCATTTCAGAGGCATATCATAAAGCTAAAGAAGAAAATAATAATCCTGAGTTAGTAAAAGCAGTAGAAGAATTATTAGCTCCTAAAGCAGAAGTAACCCCTTCTGAAACTATCATCACAGAACAGGCGGGGCCACCACCTGTACCTGATGGATTTGATATTGTAACTGAAGCATTTCCTATTCAGGCTCAAGAATCGAGAGTTAAAAGTGCTCAATCTTTATTAGATGAAGCTAAAACAAAAGCTGCTAAAAAGAAAGCTATGACCGACCTTGTTAGAGAACAAGGTAAATTAGCCGAAATGAAAGCATTTGAAAAAGTTAAAGCCGAGCCAACTCCTAAAGTAGAGACTCCTAAAGACACTTCTAAAATAGATAAGGAAATTATAGAACTTGAGAAAAAAGTATCTATAGCCTCAGACAAAACACTTGCTGCTCAAAAAGCATTTTCTGAAGCAAGTATGAATGAAAGAGGAACTACTAAAGCGTTTAAAAGATTTAAAGAATTACAAGATAAACAAAAAGCATTAGAAGTAAAACTGCAAGAAGCTAAGGATAAAATAAAAGCAGAAGCTCCTGCTGAGGTAACTCTTGTTGCTAAACCTAAACCTTCCGTTAAACCTGCACCAAAACCTACCACTACAGTAGAGCAGATAGATGCGGCTATACAAGCTCTATTTGATAGAAATGGACAAGACACAAGCAAGTGGGTTAACCAATCTGATAATCGTGATTTAATTGCATTAAGAAGGGGTAAGAAGGCGGTTGAATCAGATGCCAAGACACTTAAAACTTTCTTGAATACTTCTATGGGTCAAAGATATTCAGAGATGGCGGCTAAGTTTGAAAAACCTAAAGTAGAGACTCCTAAAGTAGAACCTAAGAAATCATCTAAAACAGATAAAGAAATAACTCAGCTTGAAAAAGAAGATAGCTCCTATCAATTTACAATTGAAGACCTTCAAGATGAAATAAAAAATGAAACTCAAAATACTAAAGAAGGATTAGTAGAATTAAAGGAAAAGATTAAAAAAGAAATTGACGAAGTCAAGAAAGACAAATCTTTAAGTAAAGATGAGAAAATAGATAAAATAGAGGAAATAAAGTATGAAATAGAGAACTTCAAAGAGGAGCAAGAATCTATTATAGATAACTATAAAGAGGACTTAAAAGAAGCTATAGCAGAACAGAAAAAAATTCAAAAGAAATTAGATAAACTCAAAAAAGATGTTGTTACAGAAGAGACAACAGTAGAAGACGTTAAAGGCAAGATAGATGATTTACTTGGATTAGACCCTAATGATAAAAGCACTCTTGCTAAAATATCTTCAGAACTTGGAGATATGATTAACGAAATAAAGAGGATTGAAAAAGACTTAGGTTCTAATATTCTTCTTGTACCTATGAAGTATATTCTTCAAACTATTAAAGGGTTTGTTGATGCCGGTATGACATTACAAGAAGCTATTAAAAGAGTAGCTGCTGACAACAAAGTAACTCAAAAAGATATTGTAAATGGTATAAACTCAGTTACTCAAATATTTCCAATACAAGAGAAGTTTAATGAATTGATGGCTAAGGCTGATAAGCTAATCGCTCGTCAAAAATCTAAAGGAATTGATAAGAAAAAAATCATATCAAATTTAGATACGATGGTTAGAAACTCTGATGTGTATAAGGATTCAAATACCAATGATGCTCAGAGAAAAATTATGGAACGTGAAGCTCGTGCAAAAATGGGTGTTGCTCAAAGAAAAGCACCATCAATAGGAAGAGTTTTAGGGGTTCTTAATGATATTCAAAATGTATCACGAGAAGAGAAATTAAAAATCATTGGAAGAATAAGAGAGTTATCAAGAGACGCTGCTAAAGACTTAGTTCAAGAAATTAGAGAGTTAGCTAGCGGAGGTAAGATTACAGCTGTTCAAGCTACAAATATCATTTCAAGATTTGGAAAGGTAAATATGCTTAATGAAATATCAGTATCTAACTTTGTTGATTATATGGCAAAGGTATTTGCTGACGCTGAGTATGGTAATAAAATTGAAGTTGCAAAATCAAACTTAAAAACAGCTAAGAAAAACATAGTTACCAAGTTAGGTATAGCCGATGGTTTAGTTCTTCCATTACAAAGATTGTTTTCAATCAATCCAACATTAATTCCTGATGCTTATTTAGATAAGTATTTGAGTTTAGTAGATATGTTCAGTAAAAAACAATCTGTACTTTCACTTGATGAAAAAAGCAATGTAATAAAAGATGTTCAAGAAATACTTGATGAAATAAATAATGAACAGTCATTGGTTGATGAATTATCTGACAGATTTAATAATTCAGATAACAAGGTATTTAAAGATGATAAATTAGATTACGCAGCTTCATTAGAGAAAATGCTTAAAGAAGGAGACGTTGATAGTGACGATGTCGCATTGATGAAGAAATACAAAAAAGATATTGCTCCTCAAGTAGAAAAAACCGAACTAACAGAAGAAGAAATTCAAGCAGAAAAAGATGCTTTAATTAAATTAATAAATAAAGAAACTGTTAATTTTAATGAATTACCTTCAAGAGATGAGCGTAATTTAGCTAAACAAATAAGTTCATTGATAAAAAAATCAGGGATAAAAGAACTTACTAATACAGAGTTAAAAAATATATTGAAAGTAATTGACAATATAAATAATGGATATTTACCACATTACGCTCAATTGGTTGTTGAGAAATTAAACTCTATAGAAGATGCTAAAGTATTGGAAGAAGCTATAAATAAAGCAAAACCAACTTCTTTTACTTATGCCTATTCAAAATTAAAATCTTTAATTACAAAAAAAGATTCTTTATTAGAAATGATAAGAAGAAATCCTTTGTTTTATATAGACCAATTATTTGGAGACTTTAAAACGAAAGATATATTTAATTCTGTATTGAAGAAAACTGCTGAGGCTGAGGCTAAATTTACATCCGAATTGAAAAATGTTCAAGCTAAATTAGAAAAAGCAGAAGAAAATATAGCTAAATCATTTAAGCTTAATCCTAATAAAACATTAATGTCAAAATTCAAAATGATGACATATATGGTTCAACTTGAATACGATTCTAATCCAAATAACAAACAAGTAAATTCGGCATCTGAATATTTAAAAGCTACAATCAAACATATTGATGATGGTAAATCACAATTTGGGGAACGAGATGCTGAAATGTTGCAAGAAATATATGATGAATACACGGATTCTGAAGGAAATATTGATAATGAAAAATTATACAATTCATTTAATAATGCTGAAAAAGAAGGAATTAAAACCATTCGCGAAATAAATGAATCTTTAAAAGAAAAAGCAGAATATACGGGAGCTATAATTAGAGGACAAAAAATAAATCCTTTAAATAATTACGTGCATTTAAACGTTCTTCACGAACACCAACCTAACGATTTGGCTTCAGGAACTTCATTTGCGAATGATTATAACAATTCAATGAGACCTACTACAAAAGCAAAATCATTAATAGAGAGAACCGGCAAGGTTTCTCCATTGAATTTTGATGTGTTTGCTTCTGCCCAAAGAGGTTCTAAGTTTGTACTTATGGATTATCATTTAACAGAGCCTATTCGTACTGCTCGTAAAACAATAAACAAAGCAATATCTAACTTAGAATCAACAGGTAGGATACCAAAAGAAAAAAGAAAGATAGCAAATGCAATTAGTAATGCTCTTGAAGAAACGGTTAGCAATCTTATAACTAATAGTTATACTACAACTTCTATTGGAGATGATGTTATTAATTATATAAGTAAACAAGGTTATCGTTCAGTTCTTGCAGGAACAGGAAGGTTTGCTGCTGAATTTATATCAAATGTTGGGTTTGTAATAATTAGCGACCCTACTTCATTTGCTGAAGGTATAAAAAATATGGGAGTAATAATGTCTTCAGATGCTCCTGCTATAATGAGTAATGTAAATAGTAAGGAGATTAATAGAATTTTCCCTACAGATACATTATCAGGAAGAATGGTAGATACCAACATACTTAGCCAAGCAAGTGGTATTAAAGGAGGTAAATCTAAAAATACTGTAGCTAATAAAATTCAGCAAATTTTAAATTTATCAGGTAAAAAATATGTAAATGCAGTTGAGTTAATTGCAGATGTATTGATAACAACACCCGATAAAGCTATAATGAGACCGATTTGGTTTGGTTCTTTTTCTGAAAATTTTAGAAAAATAACAGGTAAAGATGTAGATTTTGAAAAAATAGCAGCTAACGATGAAGCCTATATGGAAGAGAATAAGGATGCTATTGAAGAAGCTAAAAATATTGCGGATGAAAGGTCTGTAATTACAGGAGCGAGTAGCAATGCATTTACAGGAATACTTAAAGGAACAGTTAAGCCTGAGCAAAGTAATTCTATAAAAGCTTTTAATAACTTTAATGGATTTATGAGTAGATTTTTAATTTATGAATTTGTTACTGCTAGAACAGGTGTAATGGCTGCAATGGGTAATGGTTCATTAACAAAAAGACAAGGTGTTGCTTTATTAGCTGCAGTAACTACTCGTATGACTGTGTATAGTTTACTTGCTAAAGCATTAGGAGAGGGTGTGATTGGGCTTATGTTTGATGATGAAGAAGAAGAGAAAAAAGCTCCTGAAAAAGCTGTAGGTCAAGCATTGGCATCTTCATTTACGTCTATGATTTTTGGTAGAGACTTTGGTAATTTAACTAAAGGATTTATAAACTATGGATTAGAACGCGTAAACGAAAATTATCTTGATTTTTTAAGAGAAGGAGATTATGACCCTTATAAAGATGCGTTACAATATTCCGTAGTGCCTGTTGAGAAAAAAGGAAGTCAAACAGATTTATCTGATTTCTTATTTAATATGGGAGGCTCTTTCGGACCTGCTATAAAAACTGCTGATTTAGTAGTTAGGAAGTATTTTGAGCCTAAGAAAAAAGAATTTGCAGCTGTAAAAAGACAAGAAAAAGAAATTGAAGTTAGAATACCTTTAGAAATATTAGGTAATTTAGGTCTTATACCTCTATACAAAGAGATTAGAAAATCAGTAATGAATGATATATACAAAGACATTAAAAATAAAGGAGGAATAAATAAAGAAGAACTTAAAAAAAGAAATCCAAGATTATATGAAAAAATGTATGGAGAAAATTCATTAAAAAACAAATCAAGTGAATTGATAGAAAAAATGGAAAATAAACGAGAAGAAATGGAAAATAAACTTAAAAATATTAAAAATGAAGATTAAACAAATCTGATATACTTTAGAGCTTTTTGTTTATCGTAGTAAATCATAAGTTCATCATCATTAAAGGAGTTATCACGTGGGGGTCTTCCACCCCATTTGATTTCTCCTTTTAATTTATCAACCTTTCCATATATTATACCATCTTCACAAACCCATATAATTACAGGATTAAGTCTTTTGTCTGTCAGCTTAACAGCCTTTCTTGCGGCTATCGGTAAAGGATATGCATTATGCATAGTTTTTATTCTACCTTTAACCTCAACGTATGCAATTAGTTTACCTTCTTTATCGAATACCTTGTAATCAATATCGTACGGGTCAAGCTTTTTGAACGAACCTCCAAATGTATTTACAAATGTAATTATTGCTTTGTTCTCTCTTTTTAAATCCTGTTCTGTTTCAAAAGTCATCTTCTTCTGTTGATTTTATTATGCACCTTAATTCCATAATTAAAAATTGAGCTTCTTTCTTGACCAATTTAAAATCACGGTCAACCAAGCTTTCATAGATACTATCTAATAGCGAATGATATTCATTTGTTCTATATGCAATTCGGGAAGCTCTTTGGTCTTCACTATCTTTCTCTTGGTCCATACATTACTTTTACTTGTTAAACAATGGTAGTATATGATGCTTACATTCGTGAGAATTTGGTAAACGACCTGTTCTTTCTTCATACTGTCTTATATAATCAAAAAACTCATCTAAAAGTTTTTCTTTAATTGCTACAGCTTCTTGAAGTTCATTTGTTAATCTCACTACGGTAACATATATATCTACATCTTTTTTTGTTTGCTCTTTAATAGATTTTTTCTTTTTAATGAAAACATTTTTACAAGCTACATATTTTTCTATTAGTATTCGGTCATAAGTTAGTAAGTATTCTATGTTCTTTACATAGTGAATTATGGTAGCGTGGTCTTTTCCTATAGTATTTCCTATTAGTTCGTAACTACATCCATTATCTCTTAAAATTTTAGAATAAACTTTACGAGCATCAACCACATTTCTTCTTCTATCTTTAACCTGTAAGTCAACTAAAAAAACATCATTAACTATTTTTTTGAGTCCATCTATTTCTTCTTGTATTGGTTGCATTTAATTTAATTTATAGTGGTTTATACACCTCTGCTTTTACACCGTGCTCTTTGAGTTCTTTTAATCTCCAATCCTGTAAAGGAGATAACTTTCCTGTTGGTCCTTTAACCTCATAGAACTCAACATCTGAGTCTTTAGGTATAGCAATAATATCAGGGATACCGTTCTTGTTGGTTTTAATCAACTTTATAACGTAATATCCCTGAGCTTCGAGTTCCTTAATCTTTTTCGACTGTATTTGGCTCTCTTTCATTTATATTTATCTCTTTCATTAATTCATTAACTGAGAACGTAATTTTATTACACTCTTGAATAAACTCAATAAGTTTATCAAGGTCTTCTTGCTTAAACGCAAAACGATTAGCGAGGAACCACGTGTAGGGAGAACAACTATCATCAAGGTCAATCTCATTGAGCTGAAAAGCCAATTGCTTTTGAGGGAGTACAGTCATACTGAATAACAAAGTATATTCTGTACCTTTTTGTAACCATTTCTCATTTGGTATTTGAGTCGGTTTATTGCTGTCATTTATACATAAACACTTTATCATTTCTTAGTTGATTTACCGTTCTGACCATTTCTTGCTCTATTAGACATTTTGTTTTCAGGAACCATACTTCCGGCTTTGGTGTGGCTCATATCGAGATTATCTCCATTTCCATAAGTTCCTGCATCACGATTTGCTTGATTAAGTTTTTCGCGGTAATTAACTCTTTTTGGAGAAGATTGATACTTAGTATCGTATGCTAACTTTTTTTTCTTTCTATCTTCTGACATATTTAATTTGTCATAAGATGGATGGTCTCCTGCCATCTTGTTTCTTTTACTTGCCATTGTTATTATTTATTTAGTTATCTGCTTCATATTCTTTTGCACAATGTTGACTGCAAAATTCTTTATCTGATTCTTCTCCGCATTGTCTGCAAATACAATCTTTTTCTTCAGGTGGGTAATCGTAGTTCATAATCCTTTTTCTTTTTTAAATTCATTTAACATATCCTTGTCTGTAAAGTGAAAATACTTATCAGCATTATCAATAGTATCGTTTTTTCTCATCCATCTATGAAAGGCAATAGCAAACTTTTCTTTTTCTTCTTGCTCTTGTTTTTCTCTATAATTACTATCGTTATATTCTAATATATTCATAAGTAAAAATCTTTTTTAAATTAAAATTGCATTTAAGTTATTATTATAAACATTGTTTAATTTTTGACTTACTTGAGCCAATGAAATATTTTTATGCTCAGCAAAATGTCCCATAGACTCAAAAATAGTATTTGTTTTTAAACACAATACTTTTTTATAATTTATTAATTTAAGTCTTATTTTTTCTTCCTCGCTAAATACGAGGGGTTTATATTTATCTGATAAAATAAAATGTATTCTATTTTCACTTGATGTAACCCATTCTAAATTTGAACTATTATTATTACATCTTTCTAAATCTTTATGATTAACATAGTCTTTACCATTTTCTTTTTTACAAAAAGCATCTGCAACTAACCTATGAACATAATATCTTTTTCTTTTATTATTTTTATAAAGAAGAACAATTTCATATCTATCAGCTAATACATTTTTTAAATATTTTTTTCTTTTTATATTATAGATTCTTCCATCAGAGGATACTTCATATAATCCTTCGTAATTTTTAATTGGTACTTGATTCATAATTTTTTATTATATTTAGAGAAATGCATTAATGTAAAGTTCTTCTTTTTAGATACTGCTTTATAAATCTCGTGTTCAATACCTCCCTTGGCAAATATCCAAAAGACTTGATTCTCCAATCTTTCTTTAGTCGTCATTCTATCTTTGGATTGCCAATAACTTGTCGCGCTAAAGTCTATATTATAATAAACTAAGTACTCTGCTTTCTTAAGTGATATACCTTCTCTACCTGAAACAATCTGCAATGCAATGTTTTTATAAGTGGCATTAAACTCATCTAAATCAGTTGTCAATTCATCTCCAAACACTTGTTGCAAAGCTACTAATTCTTCTTTGAATTTATAGAAGATACCAATCTGACATCCCATAAACTGTTCTTTAATAAACTCAGCCTTGGTAGTGTCTATAACCATTGACTTTCCACTCTCAAACTTAACTGTTCCTGAGTACAACTGATGTATCTTACTCATCAACTTTACAGGAGTATCTCCTAATATAACTTCTGCCTTACCTGTAATTACTAAATCTCTCTGTAGATTTTTAATCAACTTGTAGGTTGATTCTTTTAGTTCTACTTCAAATATTTCCTCAATAGTTGTAGCTACAAATCCCGCCTCTGCTTGAGTATAATTTATTGTAAATGGGTCCATCTCTTCAACAATGGTGTACATACCATTAGAGTAATCATTCATTGATAAACCATTTATTATTTTAGACTTAACAATCACAAATTTACTACAAAATTTGTAGAAAGTTTTAAACTCTTTGAATGGGTTATTTGGTATTCCATAAACCTGATGGTACATCTGAGAGTACGACTCAGGAGTAGGTGTTCCCGACAGCAATATAACATTGGCTTTTGTTTTAGCTATCAAGTCTTTTACTTGAACTGCTCTCTTGCTTGGTTTAGCAAACGCACCCATTGAGTGAGCCTCATCGCATACTATTAAATCCCAATCAGTATTATCTATCTTATGTAAACTCTCGTAATTGGTAACTGTTAAATGATAAGGAGGATTGAGAAGCTCGTAGTCCTTTTGAATACTTGATATGGCTTTCTTTTTTGTTAAAAACAATACATTACTACTGTTAATTCTTTCTGCTATACCAAGGCTTGTTAACGTCTTACCACAACGAACTTCCATAGCTAAATACACAAAACCATACTCCCGAACTATTTTACTTCCTTGTTCAATAATATCTATTTGGTAGTCTCTAAGTTCAAACATAATATTTATTGTTTAAAATATTTAAAATAGTTTTTTTAACTACCTTATATTTAACCATAAAATCTAAAACATTGCCTCTATTATTATGATTAATTCCTTTTATACAATTTTTTCTAATATCAATTACATTTAACTCTGATAACTTTCTATTTGTATTTAATTTATCTAACACATCATAGGAATGTCTTTCATTTTCAGAGTAAGTACACCATTCTAAATTATTCAGATTATTGTTTTCTTTATCGCCATCTATGTGATTTACGCAGGGTTTATTTAATTTGTTTTCAATAAAGTAAATTGCAACTAATCTATGAACTTGAAATCGTTCTGTCTTTCCATTAATAGATAATGTAATTCTTTTATACCCTTTTGAATTTTCTTGTTTTAAAAATTTACCTGACCTAACAGACCAAACCTCTCCATCAATGTAAAGTCTATAATTTCTTTCGTATCCATTAACATAAGTATATCTCATATCAGTATGTTCGATAATTTTTTCTACATCCATTTTATATCTCTTTAAATTTCACAGGATACTTAGATAGAAATCCAATAACACCTTCAAGTTTTGCAAACTTAATGTATTTTCCATCTGTATCTAATACTTTTACCATTTCAATTATTATTTTTGGCTCTCCATTGACGTACTCAAATTTGTACTTAGTTATTTCAAGGCTTCCTATTTTTTTCTTTTCCATATCTTTTTCGTAAAGTTTTTTGTAATACTCACAGCTATTTGCTATTCTGTCTCTAACCTCAGTAGGAGTATTATGTTTAAATGTCTGTATTATTTTAACATTTTTACCCCTACCAATCTTAGTGTCTATGGTTTGAAACACAACGTTTTTTAGTAACTCACATTGCTTCCACATTTCTTCGTTATTAAAACCTGTATTTCTTTCAAGTATATCTACCATAAAGAGATTGCAAAAATTACTGTTGCAATAAGGATTATTACGCATATCCAAGCAACTACTTCTACTACTATTCGTTCTTGTTTTGGTGTCATAATTTTTCTATTTCTTGTTTAACTTCTATCCAATATTTCCAACATTCGTGAGGTATATTTGTTTCAAAAATTGTATTGTTTGAAAATAATATTTTTTCAACTGCTATTAATGCACATTCTTTGGCAATTTTATCTTCTGATGGTTCTGTTGGGTCGTGAACGTATGGAATATGATACTTCATATCCATAAATAACTCTTTTGCTTTTTCTTTTGGTGTCATAAAGTGAGTGCTAAAATTAATACTACTAATGTAAAATATGTTACTATTAAAAATAAATTAAATACTTGTTTTTTCATATTAATTCAATTGAATTTGTGTATCGTTATCTGCTCTCTTCTTGATGATTATCCATCTACCGATGTGGTCTCTATCTTCTTCAGGCATAATACCTTCTTTGTAAATAGCATAAGAAACTAACCATTTATAGAATTTAGTCCTACTGATTGTCATCTTACCTCTTGCTCCGTAGTCGGGATATTCATCAACAAAGTTATTGTACAACTCATTTTTGTAAAGTCTTACATTGGTTGGTATTATAGTACTTCTGTCATTATAATCTACCAATCCAACCCATTCTATAAACTCGTGGCAAGTCTCTGCTGATAACTGTCTAATCTTTAAGTTTACGAACTTAGACTTAACCAATCCATTGGCTAAATAGAATCTCAAACAACCAATCATATAGTTATCAAACTCACACCAATCATCATCATTCCAATCTCCAAACATCATCTTACCAAAATCATCTCTTGGCGTGAAGTTCATTGTATAGTACTGATGTAATTCCAATTCCCATTTTCTACGAGCAAATGAATTACCTGCACCCTTGATAGCATAGTTTGTAGTTATAGCAACCTTTGGAGATTTACTGAAAGGAATCTTAATAGCATCTTTGTTTTTCTTTTCAAGGGTAAGACCTTCAGTAATCACACTGAACAATCTCTCGAAATCAAAATGCTTCTTGACATCATCAAAACAAAGTATCTGTGTATCTGCCGATACTAACTGATAAGGGAATGACTTCTCGAAGTTGAATGACTTACCATCAATCACTACGAGTTTCTTCATATTACTAAGCGCGTTCATAACCAATCCCTTTCCGGTTCCTCCTTCAGGGTTATCGCTTATAACCTCATCATTAAGTATTACTGCCGGACAAAACGATAGGTTTTTGTATCCGTGCTGAAGAAATCCAATGGTACTTTCCATAGTCTTAATTCTATTCTCATCTCCACCATTGATATTGCCAATAAACTTTTTGAAATCACAGTCTCCTGTAACTTCACAAATATTAAAGTTTCTATCAATTACGTGGTCTTTCCAAACGTAACCTCCCAAATCTACATAGTCAATTGTAAGTATGCTGTCTTTCATAATCTTTACAGCACAATTTTTATAATACAAGTATGCTGAGTCTTTAGTATCTGCTATAAAATATATCTCTATAGTTGAAATCATAGAAAGAAAATCATCTCTAAAGAATCTTGTATTGTCTGCGAAATAATTGTAAACGCTGTAGTCGTCTAATTCTAATAAGTGGGTAAGCACATAGTCTTTAATCTCTTTCTCAGAAGTATGGTCGATTAGGTTGTTAGTAACCTTTACAAATACATAGTTTCGACTTCCTTCAGGACAGAACTTATAGAATCCTGAATCCTCTAAGAAAGTTTTGAATAAGATATGTTCAATCTTAATGACTCCTTTATCGTTCTTAGTCCAAAATGTCATCTTAGAATTTTCATCCTCGACTTTATTTAAGACTGCTTCGATAGTGTCGCTATCCAAATTGGAATCTTGTAGTTGGTAGCGAATCTCTTTTTTTGATACACCTCTTCTTAGCTTTGCACGAATCTGATTAATGCGTTCTTCATCTTCGTAGTATTTAGTACCGAAGTTAGCTGTATGTTTGTATGCTGAGTCAATCGTAGTAGCTATCTCTCCTATTGAAAAGTCAGAGGTAGCAAACTGATTTAGTATATATCCTGCAAGACTTTTATTGATACCGAAATCATTGAAAGCCATCGCAAGTATATAAGCGTTATGGTTTCTTTGACCTTCTTGCATTGGGTATTTCTTTTCCCACCACTTAACCAATATCTCTACAATCTTATTCTCATCAGAGATTGGTATAGTAGCTTGGTCTCGTACTCTATTTATCTCGGTATATTCAGGCTCTTCAATTACATCCCAAATAGATGAGTTCTGATTTACGTGAATTAAGGGGTCATAAGACTCGTAACATACTCGACTAAGGTTTTTACTTGTTTTGTCGAAATAAGGGCTGTTAAAATGCTTTTCTAGGCTATTGAAGTAATTAGTATGATTATCTGCATCAGCAGGAATTTTAACCAATACTTTTAATCCATTTCCTGAAGGAGAAATAAATACAGAGAACACATATTTGTTTTTAGATATAGTCTCCTTGTCTTGTAATAATTCTTTTTGTTTTAGATAGCCATCAAAGTCCAAGCAAACAAGTCCTGAATGTTGGTCAAGTGCAGTATCTAATCTTTTCTTAAAAGTACCACTAAAGCAAATAGCCGGTAGTAACTTCTTAATCTCATTGCGTTCTGATTTATTCTTCTCTTGTCTTATACGTTTAACGATGTCTTTGGTAGCACCGGCTCCATCTTTAATTCTTTCAAGGATAACGTTGACATCTCTGAAGAACGGAGTATCAGTATTACGTATGTTTTGGAAGATTGTTACATTGTGTGTCATTATCTGTCGTTTTTATGTCGTTTTTAAATTTATAACTTATTGATTATCAATACTACTGTCTTTTATGTCAATTATTTTCTTAAAAAACTAAAATAAAAAAAAATAATATATATATATTCTCTATAGTAGTAGTAGAAACAAAGAAAATGGTGTTTTCGACACGCATAATAGGTAAAAAAAGGGGAAGTTTTATATTCCCCTTTTAAAAAAAAGACCTTTATGCTGTTCTTATGAGAAGCCATATAGGTACATTAGAACGGTAAGTCATCATCTTCTTCATCTTCTTGAGCCTGTTGAGCTTCATTGAATTGATTAGCCATATCTCCATTTAATTTTGGAGCATTACTTTTGGCTTCATACTTATCAACTGCACTATCTTGAGTCTTTGCCTCGAAAGTATCAAGGTCAATGTAATAGTTACCACTACGAGCTGTCTTAACCCCAAGGTTAACCCAACCGTTTTTTTGGTGTTGCTTCATAAAGGCGATAGCCTCTTCAACTTTAATACTAATTCTTCCTACTACGAAGTCAGGAGCTTTTTCGTTTCTTTTAAATAAGAAACCATCTGCGAAAATCTTTTCTACTTGGTCTGTCATTGTAAATGTTTTTTTTAGTTCGCCTTAGTCTATTTGAATCGAGCACAACCCCCTAAGGCTGAGGTTGTTACCCGATTTATTGTTAGTATAAAAATTCGTCAATGAAATAATTGTCGATGTCATCTGATGGATTCTCAGAGAAGTATCTCTGATACATATCAATAGCTCTTGCAACCTTATGCTCTCCTCCATCTACAAATTCTTTAGTTGGTTTGAATACTGCAAGAATACCTGTTACCTTATCAATTACATAGAACACTAAAGGTTTACCAAAAAGGATTTGATATATGTAGCATTGAGAATCGTAATTGTATTTCTTCGCGTTCCATTTGAACTTCTGAATATCACTCGTGGTCTTCAAATCAATAACACATTCGTCTGTTACGATGTCCGCTTTACCTTTCCACATCATACCTTGAATTTCTCCAACGGCAGGAACCTCGAACTGATTGCCTTCTTTGTAAATTTCTTCATAGAAAACAATATTGCTATTGATAATCTTTACAAGACCTTTTACTTCATCAATTTCCTTCTTAAGCAAACAGAAGGGTAAATTGTTTGCTAAACAGAACTCTTTGTACTCTTTGGTAGTACGTGTACTCACATCTACAAACTTTACATCCTTAACCTTCTCAGGCTCAAGAATTGATTGATGGAAGTATCTTCCTTCAGCAAATGCTTTGTTGTCCTCGCGTTGCTTACCAAATTCCTTTGGGTTCTCTAATAAGGTTCCGATGTCTGAATTAGATAAGAACTTCTTTCCAATTCCTGAGTAGTACTGATTATCATCTTTTAATAATTCAAGTACGTCTTTATTTACTACTGCCATATTATTCTGTTATTAGTTTTGCGATTTCTTTCTTAAGTGCCGGACTGATTTTGTATTTACGAGTCAATTGCTTACCAATTTTCTCCATACCCAATTCTTTGTTAGTGGTAACATAACCGACTACTTTATCCCAATTCTCTGTACCTTTCTTAAGGTCAGGAAGTTCTTCGGTTGTTTCTTTCTTAAGATTGATTGCTGATGGTTGAGCCACCGGTGCAACCTCTGTAGGTGTGTCAGGTAAGTCCTCTCCTGCGTAGATATAGATGCCCATACCAAACATAGCAAGATTCTTAACTAAACATCTCATAAGTGTTTTGTTGATGTCAAACATTGAAGCAGCCTCGACTGTTTTCTCTCCGTATCTTGTAGTATAACTATACGGTGCATTTTTCATAGCTTTGTTTGCTCCATCCATAACAGGTAGCCACATCTCTAACATTTCTCCCTTAATAACTACTTGTGTCATTACCATATACCCAAGATTCTCGTCATAGATGTATGGTTTTTGAGTAATTGGGTCTTCTATTACTGAATAAGTTGCTTCAGGAAAAGCTTTCTTAGTTTCACTCCACGCCCACGCCCAACTTAAATAAGTTAGCCCACTTTTCTTTTCTACCTTTGCGTTTACATTGATAGCTGACAATTTCTCGAATGTCGATTGATTTGATTCCATTTGATTTAATTTAATTTGATTATATAAAAACTGTTTTCTCTAATTCTCTGATGATAGTTTGGTAATCTCTGTCATCTTCAAGCTTGGCTTTAACGTTTTTGATTCCGTTAACAATTGAGTTGTGGTGTACAGAAGTTCCGTTATCTACCATAAAATTCTTGATTGTTACGAATTGCATTTGCCTATTATGACATAAGTAATATAGCATCTGCCTTGCATCTACTACGTGTCTTTCTTTTGATTTTGAGAATAGAACGTGTCTCCTTATATTGAACAATTCCATTACCTTATCAACATACTGATTGAATACATCTTCTTTCATTTGATTTGATTTAATTAAAAAACAAAGTTACAAATAATTATCATAACTTTTACAATTTATTTACTTTTTTATTAACAATTACTACACCAAAGTTTCTCTGATATTTGTTTCCATATAACATCTTCAACATCATCAAGTACGTTGCCTTTTATTTTTGAGGTATATCTATATGTTCCCGAGCTTAAACTTGTTACTTGAATATACTCGCCACCAATATACTGTATGACTTCGCTACAAGAAGCAAGTAATGCCACGGTAGGATTGTCTTTAAGAAATTCTTCCTTGTATATAAACTTACCTGATAATTTCCATTCTTTTAATGTCAACGTACCTCTATTCAATACTTTTGAAAGATGGTCTAATAGTAATTGGCTTGGATTTTCTTTAGCCAATTCTGAGTCGTAATGTTTTTGAATTGTTCCCATTTTAAAATCTTCTTGTTAATATTAATACTGATAAATAGATGACTGATATTACAACCATCCAAACTATTGCTCCATAAATTTTATACCTCATTTATATTGTGTTTAGGTCTGAATACTTAACATAGATAAACCCATCGTGAGTCATTTTATCTGCTTTCTCCCAACTGTCTCTTGTTATTACCACACCACCGTTGTCCTTAACAAACTGACCATTTATCATTTGACCTGTCCGTTTGCTTATTACATCGTAAGCTGCATTCAAACACTCCTCAATAGTAAGTCCTTGCATCTTGGCTTGTATGATAAGTGTTACCACTATATCTCCAATAGCATCTTTAATCTCTTCCTTATCATCATTAAGGATAGCGTTACATAATTCTGTCAACTCCTCTTGAGTTTTCATTGCTTGTTTTATAGGCGTGGCTTTAGATAAGATACCCTTATCTTCTGCCCATTGCTCTATACAAACTTCTAATTCAAAATAATCTTTCATATAATTTGTTTTTATTTACATTGTCCTACTGAAACGCTTTGTGTACTCCAACCACTCTCTCTTTGTATTCCGGAGCAATCATTTATCGTTGTGTACTTATACATTTTAGTTACTCCAACGCCACCATTCCCTGCAACTACATTCATAGTTAAAACTTCAACTACTCTATTGCAATCACAATCCAACAAAGGATTTTGTGTTTGTTCATCTTGCGAACAACTAATCAATAATCCTACTACTAAAATTCCTAATATTTTTTTCATAATTTACTTTTTATCTTTTGTTACATAACCTACTAAAAAAAACTTCCCATAACACCATTTATAATATGGTACTTCGTCTTCTTTCATAATCTTCTACTGCTTTTTTAATTTCATAATAATTTACATTCATCCTGCCTGAGTTTATTCTGACAAGTACTGCTCTCGGGATTGCTATTAGATTATCTAAATGGTCATTGTCTTTATCTCTATCTAAGTGGTAGATTATCCAACCATTTGGTATTGTTCCATTAGCATCCTCGTACACCTTCTTAGGTCTCCGGACTCTTTTATTTACTCCGTTGTAAAGATACGCACAATCTTTTTTATTTAACTGCTCTCCACCCTTCCAACTGTAATGGTCCTTACCTACCATCTCTCCTTTCTTGAACTCGGTTGAGGGGTTGAGGTGTATTCCCTTAACCCCTAAGTTCCAAGGTTTATGTCCTTTTTTAAACTTCCCATCTTTCATCCGAACACTACTTCTCCCATTACTATCCATTGGAACACTACATCACTACTATCTGCGTCTCCACCATAGTCCATTTCTATGTTAAGTGCCCAAGCAGAACTTTCAGAAGATGATAATTCTTGTATTCTATCTTGAATAGTTTTGTTGCTGATGTACCCAAGGATTTCGTCTTCGTTCTCAATATCGTGTACCGGAATCTCAATGTTATGGTCAAGTACTGCCGTAAGTATAGCCGTACTCAGACAAGCATCTTCATTAGCGGGAACTGCACTTCTGATAATCTTTACGGTCTTTCTGTCTAAGTAATACCAATAGTTGCTACCGCCTTCTAAGGCAGTAACAAATACATTCTCTAATACTTCTCTCGGAAGTGTTTTCTTAATTACGATTTCGAAGTCGTGAACCTCAATGTCATTGATTTGATTTTCATCCATTTGATTAAATTTAAAGTTAAGAATTTAAGTCGTCTAAGCTAAACCTTAGCGCTTTTATTAAGTCTCTACACATCTTGTCATCTAATTCAAGATTGATGATGCTTTTTACTAAAACATCTTCGTGGCTTTTAAACCCTTGAACTATGTGTAGCTGTACATATTTGTCTATGTTGCAACTCTCTGCTTCTATAAAGCTGTAATCGTCAATTTCTGTTTTGTAAATCATATTTAATTAAGTTTAAAAATATGCCTCATCTACCGAGCCTCTTACTCTAATGTCACTTACTGCTTCCTCAAAATTAGTGTAAGTAACATCCTCATCCTCTTGTTGGTCGTTAACGTAAGTAACAGTTACTTCTCCGTACTCTTTGAATATCATCCAAAGGTCTTGTTTTCTGTGTTCATCCATTTGATTTAATTTAAAGTTAGTGGGCAAGGCAGGATTCGAACCTGCAAAAGATTTCTCAACCTAGCATCGCTACGTTTGTGTGCCATTCCAACACTTACCCGTATGCTCGTCTTTCCGAGCCGTCAATCTAATTGTAATTTCAGCACTATGAGTAGAGTGTTACCTCTTGAGTGGCGACTGAATTGACCAATGGCATTACAACGACCTACATTACCGATAAGTAAGGATTCTTATAACCGCCACTCCTTTAAATTGTAATAAGGTCAAACTCTGAGTAGAGTTCAATCTTCTTTCTTGGATAGCGTTTTATTAATGCGTTCAACAGCACCTCGTTATCATATTCTTCGTACCCATCGCGCTCTGCATTGACGATGGGTGTAATTACTTCTACAATGTCTTCCTCTTCGAGTTCTGTTTGTAGGTAAAAATCTTCTTCTTTGTACCCTGTGGTACTTACTCTAAATATCTTCATCTCTTAAAAATTTTCTAAATCCTTTCGCTAAATCCTTGATTGCAATATGCATCATCTTTTCCTCTATGGCTTTAGTAGCCAAGAACAATATTATTTCATAATCAAGTTGGTTGTGAATTAACTCAGCCATTTGACTTGACTTACTAATAGAGTCATCTTCTTCATACCTCTGCATAACTCCTCTAATTAAGTAATCTACTTGTTCGCCATCTACTTGACAGTCAATAGCATCTAACACATCTTTTTGTGTGTGGTCGAATTTTAAATGTATTTTCATAATTTGTCGTTTTTTATAAATCCTACTTCAATTCCTACCTTTGCTCCATTTTCAAAGATAGTTTTTATTTCATCAAAAGTTTCTATTAGGCTCTCAGAATCATCACTATGCAATGTGTATAGGTTAAATAATTCCAATGAGAATATGAACTCTGCTTGTTCTTGCGTTACTAATTTCCAAACGAAATTGTCCTGTGTTATTTTCATAAGATGATAGTTTAAATTTGGCTATACTTTTCTTTTAATTCCTCTATCGTAGGCACTACATTACCTTCTGAAGTCATATTTAGAAAATCTTTTATTTCCTCACTACTTAAACTCATTTTATCGTAGTTATCTATGGCGAATTTCAATTTAATCTTAGTTTTTTCTTCATTGGATAAGGTGTGAAACATTCTTGCCTTCTTACCGAATACATCCTTGAACGTTTTGAATTGCTCTAATTGAATACATATCTCTCTTTTGTTGTCTTCATTACTGATGTCTAACCCCTTGGCTGCTGTTGTCAATCCACTATTAACCATTGTTGTTATTAGTAAGTTGAGGCTATTGATTGGCATACCACCTAAAGATATGTGTGATGTTTCGTTAATATCCCAATCGTCTAATGCTATGCAGTTGTCGTACCTCATTCTATACACTCGCGCATAAAATGTTATTGTCATTTTTAATGCACCCTTGCATATATCTATTGTTCCAAAGAACTCAGGGGTTGCTGATAATTTAGCATTGCTTGATGTTACTTCTGCGTTTTCGTTTGCGAAGTTTGATAAAAAATTTTCCATAATTTCTAATTGTTTAAGTGTTTAATAAATATTTCTGTGTTCTGTTCAAATGTTAATAGGTTCTGATAATGCTCTTCAAAGCACATCAATTCATAGTCCGAATAGTCTGAGTCGTTGAGCATATTGTTTACCCAATCCTCGAAGTAATAAATGTCTTCTGCCATAGTTTTATTTAATTAATGAGTTCATTTTATCTAATAAGAATTTTGTATCTTTTTCAACCATCTTATCCTTTACTAACTTGGATATAACACATTCAAGCTCAAACCTATACCTGCTTATGTTTATTGCGCCATAACTTATAGGTTTGCCATCGTGCCAATCTCTTACCTCGTAAAATCTATCTCTTACGTCTGCTCCGTTATCTTCAGCAAATTTTAATATCTGCGTGGATATATTATTTGCGAATGATTTTATTTGCTCATCTACTCTGCCCTCAATGAGTTCATCTATATGTTTCGTGCTTTTTATCATCGCTTGATTTTTTTGTACCACACGATGAAGTTATCCCCGCACTCGTTGGCTAATTTACTACATAGTTTCTTTGCCCTGTAAAGGGAAGAGGTGCTTGTTAGCACCTCATTACACCCTCTGTATTCTAAATAGATTGAGTACATTTCTTCTCTGTTTTTAATTGTTGATTATTTTCATAGACAATTCGGTATGCTCTATTCATACGTTGATTGTCTGCCAAGTGAACGCTTTTCATTTTGACAAGCCATTCGTAGAACTTCGTTACGTCTTCCATAAGATGATAGTTTTAAATTGTGTAATCATTTGATATTAATATATATAACTCCTTAAGCGTATCTACATTGTTCAGCGCCATATATGTTTCTAAGTCATTGAATGATGCATCAGCGTTCGGGTCTAATCCGTATATGTCGCATAGGTAATCATACATATCCCACTCGTCTAATAAGTCTGTATCAGGTAATTCATCCCACTCGTCAATCTTATTGTAGTCGAATGAATACGAAGTCTTGTCATTAGCCTTGGTAGTAGTAGCAGGTGTAGTTGCAGCAGTCTTACTAACCTTCTGATTGCCATAGTAAACATAAGGCTTGTACTCTTTGTATGAGTCGTTTGAGTACCAATTACCATTAGTCCACTTGCCTAACTCCTCATTGATAATGGTGTACTTATCCTTGTTATCTAAGAAGATTAACTTACTATACCCTATGTACTCTGATATGAAGAACTTACTCATCTCACACGTAAGGAAGTTATGCTTGTACTTCTTGAGCATATCATTGAACTCATAGGTGTCAGAGAAACTCTTGTTACCCAATCCCTTGATAACGCCATTGTGTACGAAACCTAAGTCGTCATTAGTAAGGAATGGGTGTAGGTTATGCTCTCCATTGTATCCACTCGTGGCAATCCTGAAGTGTAACACGATGTTGCCGATAGTATTGTCGTCACGTAACTCATTGTACTTGTCAACATACTCCTCATAGTCATACGACTTGAATACATTTAACTTGCCATCTTTATTCCATAGAAGACCTGCTCCCATATCGTTGTTATCCCAAGAATGTTGAACTTGTTTTTTAGGTAATCTACCTGCTTTCTTTGTGTTGAGGATTGCGATGCACATAATATTTGATTTTAATTGTTAGTATTATTTATTTGATATTCCCATTTATATCCGAAAGCTTTCTTAGCTCTACCTTTTAAACAATTGGATATATTTGTAGATGTTTTTGTTAATGAATTGTTTTTTTGTAAATGAATTAATTCCCTTGCAGCATCTGCTACAGATTCAAAATTTATTTCATTTCCATTGCTATCAATTCTTGTTATTCTCTTTCTCTTACTTTTATTTAACTCATCATAGAATTTAGCATCAAAAGGATGTTCTTTCATTCTAATAGTCATTCTCTTAGAAGCTATTAGTTTCCATTCCTTTGTATGTTTCCAACCGTTAACGGTATTAGTAAGGTCTAAGCCTGTTTTTCTTAATAGGTTTATGTATTCTTTTTCTTTTTCAATCCAATTACTTTTATCTGCGTAACACAGTACAATAGCTTTTGGCTTAAGGTCTTTTTCTTTTAGACTTAAAATCCATTTTTGTTTTTTAGTAATAGACTTCTCTTCTCTAAGATGTTCTGCCAATCTTATATTTAATTTTTTAGCAGTTCTACCTACATACCTTATCTGATTAGACAAAGGACATATTAATCCGTAAATTTTTATCATAATATTTTTTTACAAATATAGTAAAATTATTGCTATACACATAATTATTATTTTTTATCTTTGTTAATATCTAATCCTTCAAATTTTATTGTGAAATCTACGAACCTATTCTTAAGTACTAATAACTTCTCATCAGAGTACGTTTGCTTGAGTAACTTAGTGAACTTGGTATCTACGTTGTAGTATGCCCTGATGATGTCGTCAGTAGGGTGTTGTAAAATCATCATAAGCAACTTAGTACGCCACTTTAACGTAGTTATATTGGGTACTGCGCTGATGATACGGAACTCAACCCTATCGTGATGTATCTTGATAGCTTGGTACTTCTCGTTGTCATACTTAAGGTCTCTGTTACTCTTACCTTTAGAATAATTTTTGTCAACCCTACCATAATACAAGGCGTAGAATAGTGGGGTATATCCCTTAATCTTGTCGAACAACTGCTCTCCTGACAATCCCTTCTCGGATAAGTGGATATGACCACCACACCTCGGAGATATAGCAGCATTGATATGATTTAGGAGTATCTCGTTACCCTCTATATGCTCGAAGATTTTCTTGATGTTCAACTCGAATGTAGGACTGATTAACTCATAGCCACAATCATCACTTAGACTGCCATCTCTTTCCTTGCGCCATTTGTATCCTGTCTCTTCCTCGAAGTCTTGGATGTTGATACTCTCTAATACATCTTCGTCTTCTTTCTCAATCTCGTACCCGATACGATACTTGGACTTGCCATCGAAGGTCTTGGATTGGTAGCTACCATTGTGATAACCTCTGACGTATTCTTCTTTTTCGTCAGGTGGATACGAGTAGTATCCATCGCCATCGTGGTAGTACGCATCATCTTCGCTCCATATCTCTCCCTCATCTTCAACATACACGAGGGAGTGATGAGATAACGCATCGCTATCGTAATAGTCTCCACGATACATACTGTAGTCAGAGTTGCCTTCTGCCCAACAACGACTGTACGTTCTCTCACTTCTATGTTCGTATACGGTAACTGCTTCATCATCGCTGAACCAATCATCTTCTCCGTCGCAATAGAAAGCATTACATCTCTCTAATACATTTCCGTAATAGTCCTGCACATAGTCCTCTTCGCCATAGAAACGGTCTCCGTTTTTGAACCAATTTCCATTCTCAAAGTCATCAACTGTAATGTAACCGTGCTTGATACTGTCAATCGCATACTCTATGCGCTCTCTGTTCTCATCTAATACTTCGTAAAGTATTTTTAATTCTGATAATCTCATAATGTAAAAAATTTAGTTAATAATTTTGTTCTCCTTCGGTTTTTATTCCGTTAAGTTCGTGTTGCATCTGTTCTATAATGAACTGCATACCTATATGATATTTCTTCATATCTTCTTCAGGGGTACACCCTATAAAGTCCGTAGATAGACTGTAGTCAGTTATCTCTAATTTGTCAGCGTAATACTTCAAGTACTTTTTGAGTATTCGCTTGTCTCCTTTGTTTAAAATTAATTTTTCCATAAGATGACAGTTTTATTCTAAGTTAAAATCAAATATGTGTTGAGTAAGATGCGAGTTCTTTATTGTGCAATAGACTAAGCTATGCCAATCATAGAAGTCTCTACAATCTTTGGGTGTTGGTACATCGTGGTAACGATTTACATCTACCCATACGTGAAAGCATTGAAGTAACTTATTGTAATCATTACTCAATACTTCATAGACCGTATCATATACATCGTGGTCTAATTCTTCCTTAAATTCTGTGTAGTCCATAGTGTTATTGATTAAATTCATTGTCGGTTGTATCTTCAGTGGTTGTTTTATAGGTTATGACCTCAAAGTATTTACTATCCCACATATATGGGTAGTCGTTTTGATTGCCTACTATGATTTGATGCGTTGGTTCGGGTAGCTTGTCAACATCAACCCTATTCCGCATTTTATATAAGTCCACACCATAACAGTCATACCTTACATTAAAAATCTCATCGAACCTACCTTGAAAGCAAGAGGTCATTCCGTTATTGCTATCTATGTAGGTGCGCTCGGTCATAACTTCTTCAAGTATATTGTAGTCGTCGTCATAGGTAGATGCGTCTTCATCTATTACTAATTCAGTTTTGATGTACTCTTTTTTAATACGCACACGTTGGCATATCCACGATTGAATTGTTTTTGTTTCCATAATTTATTTTGTTAATGTTTCAAATTCTATTTTAGCTAATGTTTCTACTACAATTTTCTCCTCATACTCTCTGTCGCTAATTGCATAACACTTCTTCAACCACCAATGTGTAGCAAGTTTGTTGTCGTCATTCGATGAGCAACCCCAAGTCATAATGTAAACATCTCCTTTCCTCACTCTGAATAGGAATTGGATTGGATAATCAGTCATCACATTACCCATTAACTCAACGGTGTAGCTGATTTGAAATCCCTCAGCCGTATGCAGGGTCTTGCTTTCTTCTGAGACAAAAGTTAATTTGTCTAATTGATTTAAAAAATCTTGTGTGTTCTTCATAGTTATTTATATAATTGATTAATATTATTCTCTGTAATCATCGTATATTTCTATCCAACCATCAATGCCTTCGTAGTTTATGTTGGTTCCGAATACTATCTTTCCTTCATTCTCCTTAGTGATTGCATATAATTCCTCAATAATCTGTATATCTATACATTCAATGATTTCCTTACATATTACGTGACAAATTCCATCGTCATCAATCCAACCTTTGATAACTTTGTCATCAGGTTCAATCCACGCTAACTTTAATTCTTGTTGTCTTTCTTGTAATGCCCAAGAAAAGTCATTGGTTCTTTCGTATGTTATTTCGTATTCATACGAGCCTTTAATCGGTCTGTCTATTATAAATTTCATAATTCTAATTGATTAATGATTTGATTATACTTATCTCTATGGTGCCATACTTATTATGGACTTTTTGTAGTTCCTTGATTGCCTTCTCAAATTCGGCTGCCGACTTTGGATTGTTATATATTCGCAACCACTTCTGTATGTCTGTCAATTCTGTCTGCATAATGATTTAAAATTGATTACTATTAATACTCCTATTCCAATGCACATTACAGTATTGTCCACCGTTAATAGCGTGATTGACGCTACTACGAAATTGATTAAGTTTCTCATTATCTTTTAAATTTAAAATACACTCTTACTATTGATACTACACATAAAATCTCGCACCCTAAAAAGCCATACATATAAAATTCGTGGTTCACATTGGAACTACTCATTCCACCAACGGGAATGATAAACATAGCTACAACGAATAGCCACGTGCATACAAAAAATGTTCTCATATTAACAAGTTTTAAAAGTTATTCTATCTTGTATTTTTCTGTCCAAAATCACTTTGGCTTCTTTATACTGCACCTCTTTGAGTTGCATAATAATTCTAATTGCTTTCGAGTATGCTTTTACTTCACACTCAATTTGTTGAATTACATTTTCAACATTTACTTTTGTTTCAATTCTTTGTCTCATTTGATTTGATTTTAATTAACGCAATATTACGTTTGTGCATAGTGAGGGATTGAACCTCATAAACTATTCCAATAGCTATGCAATAATTCCACCTTATTTTCGTGGGATTTCGCCACAAGCATACAAGTAACTCATTCGTTTAGTTATATATATAAAAAAGCCACATCTATTTTTGACGTGGCTTGGTTGGTCTATCTTTGCGCCTACTATTAAGGCATACAATTTTTACTATCTTTTGCTTTTTCAATACCTATTCAACAACCTATAAATTTTGCGCACTAACTTTGGATAGTCGTTAGTGTATAGGAATAATTCGCCTTAATTGAATGGTTCGTGCCTTTGGTTTTACCACGTGCCTACACGATTGCCTAAAAATTTAACATAGCAGATATGTTTGCCGTACTACTTTTTTAAGGCAATAGGCAAAATGTTTATTTCAATATGTCAAAGAATAGAATTAATCACGTGCTAAAATAAGCACAAAGCAATTAAGACGGAAGCACCTAAAATAAGGGCTTTTTATAGCTAAAATAAGCTATATTAGAACCTTTGCAAAAATTCGATTTTTGCGCCTATCTATTTCAATAGACTAACAAAGGTTAGTAATAGAATGTAAGCGCCTATTTTAAGGCGCTTTTAAGGTATTTATTAACTGCTAACCCTAATGCGTAAACAGTGAACCTTTGTTTGTCAATGCAACGGCTTGAAACGTGCTTCAATAGATTATCAAAGGTTAACGCTTCACTTAATACGTTGGTGTCAATTCCTTTGTAGTCTGCATTTTCAAAAATTTGCTTTTTTAATCGGTTCAATGCGCCTGACAAACTGAAATTTTCGGCTTTGTCTAATTTGTTACATTCCAATAATGCAGAATGAAACGATTTTTGTTTTGGCTTTGGTTCTGCTTTAACCTTTGGTGCTTTAACCTTTGGTGTTGGCTTACTTAATTGCTTTTGTTCTGCTTTGTTAACTACTTTTAACCCTTTGTTGTTGTTTAATGTACTCATAATTTTACGTAATGTGCTGATTTTCAGCGTGTTAGTGTTAAATTTGCTTGAAATATGGCGTTTTCAATTACAAATCTTTTACAAAAATAGTGAATTACTACATATAAACAACAAAAAAAGTGAATTTTTTTGAAAATATTTTCTAATTTGTTGAAAATCAAAGCGTTACAAGGCAAAAAAAATGTAGTTTATAAGGCGTTTAATTTATAATTGAGTAATAACCCAATGATAGCAAGGCTTCGCAAAGGTTTTTAATATATTCAAGGCGTTAAATTTTTGTGGTTATATGGTAACACGCGGGAGTGTGTGTACGCGTATTTGGTACGCGTGTGCGTGGCGTGTGCGTGTGCGTGTGCGTGTGCGTGGCGTGTGCGTGTGTGCGCGTGTATGCGTGTGTAAAAAGCCAAAAAATCGGGCAAAAATCCCCGAAAACAGTAGCCCCATAGGCAAAAAAACATCGGTTTTCCTATTGGGTGCTTCATCGTCAAATGGCTATATAGCCCAAACACTACTACCACCTAATAAGAAAAAAAACCTATCTTTGTGACAACTTTTAAAATTTCGCAAAATGAAAAACTTTTTAAATTTAAAAAACAGTATTTACCAACAGAAGGGTTCTTTAGGTAAATCGGGTTTAACGGTAAATGATGGTATGTTGATTAACAACCGACCTGATGGACAAACCGGCATTGCCCAACTTGCTCAGATGAAAAAGGCTATTAAAATGGCTGAAAAAGTTTCTGTTATTGCAAGAGGAAATGCTATGTCTGAGATGATGGAAGATGAAAGTTGCGGTTGCGACTAACAAAATCCATTTACAAAAATAGCGAGGTTTTAATCAATCTCGCTTTTTTTATTATTAATCGACAGAACCGGTTATACTTTTCTGTTGTTTTTGCGACAACTTAATTTTTATAACTAATTGATTATTAATACTTTATTCTTTTAATGTCGATAATGTCAAAAAAGAGTAAGTTTTATAGTCAAAAAAAATATATATATAATAGTATTTTCTAAGAGAGAGTAGGGAAAACCTAAAATCGACATTCCGACACGCAACCAAAATGAGTACATATCCAAAACCCCCTGAGAACGAAAACAATATTGCATTAATATTGTTCTGCTATCGCATCTTTTTCTAAATAGTGGCCTTAATTAGAATTAATTGTAATATATTTGCATATAACAATTAAAAATCAAATCAAATGTTAGAAAATCAAGGTTATTCTCCCAAAGATTTACAATTTGGAGCAGAAGGAAGGAAGAAATTAGTTAGTGGCGTTGTGAAAATGTCCAAAGCTGTGAAAGCTACGTTAGGTCCGGGAGGTAATCCTGTGCTAATTGAATCTCCAAACCACACTCACGGTATCACAGTTACCAAAGATGGTGTAACTGTTGCAAAATCAATTGACTTACTTGACCCTTCGGAGAACCTTGCGGTTAAGATGATGAAGGAAGCCGCTGAGAAGACTGCTACTTCAGCAGGAGATGGTACAACAACCGCTATTGTCCTTACTGAGGGATTGGTATTGAGTGGTATTGAGCACATAACAGCAGACTTAAACCGAACTGAGGTATTGAGATGTATGGTGGACATCAGCGACAAGGTGGTGGACAAGTTACGAAGACGTAGCAAAAGAGTTACAAGCGCGATGTTAGTCGATGTTGCCAGTATATCAGCAAATAACGATAGAGAGATTGGGAAGATTATCTCAGAGGTGTACAAAGATGTGGGTAAAACCGGTATCGTTACAGTAGAGAAAAGTCAGAACGATGAGACTTATGCTGAGACAACAATGGGATTGAAATTTGATCGTGGGTATTTAAGTCCAATGTTTATAAATGATTCTAAAAAAGATGAGTGCGTATTTGAAGACACTATGGTTATGGTTGCTGATATGGAAATTACTAATATCCTTCAGATTGAGAACATACTTAAACCAATTGTACAAGAAGGTAAGAAGTTATTGATTATATCCCCTTGTAATCAGAACTTGATTAACAGTTTAGCAGCGAATGTTGTAAAAGGACACATCAAAGTATGTGCGGTTGCTCCTCCGGCATTTGGATACAAGCAACACGAGCTAATGCAAGACATTGCTATCAGCGTTGGGGCTACATACTTCAGCGAAAAGACAGGAGATGACTTAAGCATCATCAACTATGGCGACCTTGGACACGCATACAAAGTAATTGTGAGCAAAGACAAGACCATTATCATCAAATCAGACACGAAAACAGACCAAAAAGCTATCGATACAAGGGTTGAACAGCTGTGGGATTCGCATAAAAATGCCACAAAAAAGCACGAAAAGGACCATTTATTGGAGAGAATTGCATCATTAACAGGTGGAATTGGGGTTATTTTTGTGGGTGGACAGACTGATTTGGAGCAGAAAGAATTGTTCGATAGAGTTGACGATGCTGTTTGCGCGGTGCGTTCCGCACTTGAAGAAGGGATTCTACCGGGTGCAGGAAAGGCTTTGCTTGAAGAATCAGCTGCTTTGTTTACAGATGCAGACAAGAGTCCTGAATATGATGCGGCATTGAGAATTTTAAAGGCAGCTCTTATGGCTCCGTTTTTACAGATACTTGCAAACGCAGGATTGAAAGCTGAAGATATTTACAAAGATGGAATTGCTGAAGGTCAAGGTTACAACTTGAAGACAAGAGAGTATGGAGACTTGATTAAGATGGGAGTAATCGACCCATTGAAAGTAACGCGAAGCGCATTACAAAATGCTGTTAGCGTAGCTGTAACAATCTTGAGTACCGATGCGATAATTACGTTAGCTCGTACTTATGTGCATGCAGAAGACTAAAGAGTTCATAAAGTTTACTGTGATATGGGTGGCGTGTAACCTATCAATACCATTTTGGATGGTAGGACACGTACACCTAACGGTAAACATCTACGAGGACTTGACTGAGATATTAACGTCAATGGGAATGAACATAATAGTTGCTGTTGGCTTTTGGTTAAATTGGAAAGATGAATCAAAAAAAATAAAGTAATGGCAAAGAAAACCATATCAGAATATTTAAGAGAGGAACTTGATACTTTAAAAGTTGGAGAATCAATATCTAAAAAAAATTTCATTAAAAAACATTGGCATACATTTGACTACTTTACAAAAAGGTCATTTGATGTTGTGTTTTGTAACTTAAAGAAGAAGATGTCGAACAAAGTGTTCGATGGCAGATTAGGTTTAAAAGTTCAAAGAGTAGCGTGATGATAAGAGGAATTGACTACGTTACGATAGAAGTGTACGGATTAAACCAATCCGGTAGAGCTACTTTGGAAGAATGCCAAGGATTGTTAGATGAGAATCCAATGTTTAATAACTTCAAAGCTGAGGCATTGAATCATAGAAGTGGAACCGGATATGTTGACGTGGCGTTATACCCTAAAGATGGGGATAAGAGAAAATTCATAGAGGATATAAAAAAGTTTGGACTATGAGTACTCTTAAAGAGATATTGGAGTCTTTGGAAAACCTAAAGACAAAGTATGTAATCGCGAAAGATTACGAGAGAGCTGCAAAAGTAAGAGAAGTTATGAAACCAATCGGGAAATATAAATAAAATTACTATCTTTGTTAAATGAAAAATAACAAAGTTGTATATCTACATAAAAAGAAAACAGATAATTCTATTTTCTATATAGGTATGGGTAGTTTAAAAAGAGCCTATTGCAAACAAAGAACCGAATGGTGGAATAGAGTAGTAGATAAATATGGCTATATAATTGAAATATATAAAGATGGATTGACTCAAGAACAAGCGTTTGAATTAGAAATAGAACTTATTGACAGATACGGAAGAATAGATTTAAAAAACGGTCAACTTATTAATCAAACAAAAGGAGGTATTTCCGTTGAAGGAGTTTCTTGTAGTATTTTAAAAAAGAAAAGTGAATCTTTAAAATCTGTTATAAGAACTGATGAATGGAAAAATAAAATATCTTTAGCTCATAAAGGAAAAATAAAATCTGAAGAGCATAGAGAAAATATAGCTAAAGTAAGAACAGGAACAAAAATACCTGAGCACGTTAAAGTTAAAATGAGATTATCAAATAAATCAAAAACAATAACATCCATTCCTATTTCTTGTTATGACTACTATACTTCTGAATTTATTGAAAATTTTTATTCTGTAAGAGAAGCGGCAAAAAAATTAGGATGTTTAGAAACAGCAATATCAAATAACCTACACGGAAGGTCTAAAAAAGTAAACAGTAAAATATTAAATAAACAATTAAAAATAAAAAAATTATGCCATTAAAGCCCATCGGAAAATATATTGTCATCAAGACTATTGATGAAGAGTTAAAGACAGAGTCAGGATTATATCTTTCGGGAGAAGATATGAATCAAATGCGTTATAAACGAGGCATAGTTGTTGCTTCGGGAACAGATGTTCCACATATCAAAAAAGATGATGAAATCTATTACGATAAAGTGCAAGGATTTACAATGTTGATTGACGATAAGCAATACACGATTATTCGGGAGAACGATGTCGTTGTTGTTTTATAACTTTGTTCATTTCAATAATCATATCGCGATAAACCTTATCTGAATATGATACATTCTTTAAAAACATTTTATTATTGGAATTACTAACGGGGATTTCTTCCCCGCTTAGTTTCCGATATATCGATTGAATCATTCGCGTGGCTTTAATTGTCAATTGGTATAGAGCCTTTCTATTACCAACTCTATTTCTAAACATTACAATCCAACCTGCTTTTTGAAGCCTGAAGAAACGAGTTACATCCCACCCCAAGAGATTATCAAACTCTTCAAACTTATCTTTTCCAAAATACTTTTCAGAGTATAGGAACAACAACATATCTAAGTCGGCCTGAGTTAGTTCATATTTAATTTTTGCAAATTGGCGAATTACTCTCCAATATTTTAGGTAATCATCTTGATTTGATTTCATTTGAATTTTTTTTTATACATTTGTACAAAGTTATTAATTAAAAATCAAATAACAATGCAAAGACCCGACACTCCATTAGCAGCAACACCGGAACCACAACCTGTTAGTTCAGGATTGCAACCTTCAAATCAAATGGGAATGATTCCTCAGCAAAGACCTGCTTCAAAATTCGAGCAAACTGCTGATAGCGCTATAAATAAAATCAAAGCAATGGCACCTGCTGCACCCGCTGCACCTGCCACGCCCGAAACTCCTCAACAATAGAAATTATGGGAATTGTAAAAAAAACAAAAGAAGAAAGAAAAGCTGATTCAGCTAAGATTTACGAAACTGCAAGTAAAAGAGCCGACACTCCATTAGGAGAAACTCCCGACCCAACTGCACCTGTTACAAATTTAAAGTCAGCATTGGCTGATATTAATACAAGAAGTGCAGCAAGACAGGCATCTCAAAATGAATCTCAAGCAAAACTTGATGCTGCAAGAATAGCAAGAAGTAAACAAAAGAAATCTATTGCCGGAGAAGGTTCAAGACTTCACGGATTGGCATCGTTTTCAGATAGAACAAGATTAAAACAATAATTATTAACACAAACACTAAATTAAAATGGCAAAGTCAAAATCAACAAACAGTTTACCGGCTGCTTCAAAATTAAAAGCACCGGCATCAGCAGCAAAGCCTGCTATTAAAGGAGCTATCAAAGGAGCTGCTAAAGGAGCTCTTACAGGAGCATTAAAAGGAATTGTTAAAACTGCAATTAAAAAGAAATAATGGCTAAAGAAAAAGACACTCCGAACTTACCGGGCTCATCTCGTATGCAGATGCCAAGCACATCAGTTGCAAGCTCAGGTATTAAACTTAAAGCTGACAGCAATGGCGTAACTCGTGCAGTTACAAAAGCTGCATCAGGAAAAGGTATGGCAGGGAAAAACCCTTATTGTTAATTATTAAATCAGAAAAAAATGGCAAAGTCAAAAAAAGAAGTAGCTCCTGAAGTAGCTACTGAGACAGTACCTACTGAGGAAGTAACGCCTACTGTAGAAGTTGTTTTAAATGTTCCTACTCCTGAGGTTACATCTCCGGGGCATAACACAAGAGCATTTCGTCAGTAATGACTAATAAAGCAAATATGAAGTGTAACCAACCTGTTCCTTCCAATAGACCCGGAAAGAAGAAGATGGTAAAAGCTTGTTCCAATGGAGAAGAAAAACTTCTCCATTTTGGAGCAAAAGGTTATGGAAACAATTATTCTCCTGCTGCAAGAAGAAGTTTCAAAGCAAGACATAGTTGTGATACCGCAAATGATAAATTAACTCCTCGTTATTGGGCTTGTAAAAATTTATGGGCAGGAGCAGGAGGTTCAACAACACCAAATCCAAGTAATCGTAAAGGAAAGTACTGATGAAAAAAATAATTGAAAAAGCAAAACAATACGAGTCTAAAAAATCATTGGATGGTAAAATGAAGTTTCTGAAAGGAAATGTTGGTAAATTACCTATTCAAAAAAATAAAAAAAAGTAATATCTTTACAAAATGAAATCACAAGGATTAGGAGATACAATTGAAAAGATAACTGCTGCTACAGGAATTAAGTATGTGGTAGAAACTGCTGCTAAAGCGGTAGGAAAAGATTGCGGATGTAGTGGTAGAAAAGCCACTATGAATAATCCTAAATTATTGATTAACAAAACATTTTATAAAATAAATCCAAATTAAAAATGGCAACTCAAAAATTACAACCGACAAGAGCATTAACAGTAATAAAATCAGACAACGCAGTTATTCCATTTGTCAATTTAATTGATTCAGGAATAAACACAAGTATTGTCTCTTCTGTATTAGTTTCGTCAAGTTCAATATTTGTAACTGACAATGTTAAAACAGGAGATATTGTTTACAACATAACAGATGGAACTGCCGCTACTGTAGTGTCTGTTGTAAGTCAAACTCAAATAGTTTTAAATGCTGATATATTCACAGCTACTTCAAAAACTTTTGAAATATATCAACAATCTGCACAAACAGGTATTGGTAATCAAGGATGCGTTCTTTATGTTGGAATAGGAGGAAATATAAAAGTAACTACAAGTGGAAATGATATAGTTACATTTGTAAATATTCAAGATGGAACATTTTTCCCAATCAACGTATTAAAGGTTTTTTCGGAAGGAACTACAGCCACTAACATTATAGCCCTTTGGTAGTATGCAAATAGCTATAGCAATATTAGTAGCGAATGCCAATCAAGGTATTTCTTACATTAAGAGATTAGTCAAGAATTTCAAAGCTCGTGTACTTTCTTACCCGAATAGTATATTCGAGGCAGAGCCTTGTTTAGTTGCTACATTAACTGAGCTAAATGATATTGAATTACTTAAAAAAGCTTCTTTGATTATTACACCTAATGCATATAACGAAGGAGTATTATATGACGTAGTTCCAAACACTACGTTAGGAGATATGAATGCAGTTCGTGCTACAACAGCAACAAGAGTAAATAGTTCGGGATTGATTGAAGTAGTTCCGAGAAATTTGTTGACTTATAGTAATGATTTTACTAATGCTGATTGGGTAAAATTAAATTGTTCAATAACTGCAAACAATACAATAAGTCCTGATGGAAATCTTAATGCATCAAAATTAACAAGTAATAATACTGGGAATTTTTTATATAATGCAGTTTCGGCAACGGATGGAATATATACTTTTTCTTGTTTTGTTAAAAAATTAGATACAGATACTATTAATATATCTGTAACAGATTTTGCGACTGGTTCATCTTTTGGAATATTTAATTTTACAACAGGTTTATTTGCTTCAGTAGTAAACGGAGGAAGTTGGACAAATACAACTGCAAATGCAACTAACTTACAAAATGGTTGGTTTAAAATATCATTAACATCGCAAAAAAACGCAGGAACTGTTATTAGTTCAAGAATAGATAGCTTTGCTAATGGAACGTCTGTTTACATTTACGGTGCTCAAACAGAACAAGGCTCAACAGCTACAACTTATTTTCCAACAACTACAAGACTAAACATTCCACGTATAGACTATACAAACGGAAGCTGTCCAAGTTTATTGGTAGAGCCACAGAGAACTAATTACCAAACAAATAGTAATTTATTTACTTCTTGGACTGCTCCAAGCGATGGGGTTACATTAACTCCAAATACAACAGATACACTTTCACCAA